TGTTGTTCACTGTTAGGCTTCTTTAAGCCAAGTGTATATTTGTTTTGTTTTGTCTGTTCGATCATCTAGCCCGTGGTATCCACCATTGACACGCTTGGTAATTTTCTTGATGACCTCGTCGTTGACACCTTCGTCTGCAATCTTAAACAAATTGTTTTTATTGAAGAACCAAAGGGCTGTCTCGAAAGCATATTCCTCTTCGACCAGGCTAGGATCAGTCAAGACGTCTGGCACACCCATGTCTGACGCAAAGGATTTGTAATTTGCCTTGCCCGTAATTTGCAAGAAACCTCTGCCCACAAAATTTTGGGCGTCTTGAACAGAAAAATTTCCGAGTGACTTGCGAAGGTAAACCTTGCCAGCAATTTTTGCTGGTTGTCTGTGATACTTCTTGGCTTCTTCTTCAGTTTTAAAACGTGACGGCCACGTTCGCATAAGTGCTTCCCAACTGTAGTTGAGGTTCTCTCGACAGATTGTAAACTTTTCACTCTCGTGCGACGACTGACCGAGAAGATGCGCCCCTCGTTCGGGCGACAGCTCATAGTGTTTAGCGATTGCTCTCGCCGTGTTTGGCCCAAAAGCACCATCAGCCCCAACGCCGACTTTCTCTTGGAGTTTTCGCATTGCGTTACTCATTAAATTTCCCTTCCAAATTGTACGCATCGATAGGCCATGAGCGTACTTTCCACATATGTATTCAAAATGATTTCTATCCCGTGTCGTTTAGTAACTTCCTCGCAGGCTTCGCGTGTAGGAAACACTGGACTTCCAGCAGCAAAGCATGTGTCTGGCCCACATAAAATGAAGACCGCGACCCAGATCATTACTCAGTCTCGTCTGGCGGTGGCTTATTTCCGCAAAGACGCTCGTAAACCATGTCGTTTGTGTACGCTTCAGCCCATTTATTTTCTGTAAAAGTACAAAATTCCCATAAATCATGGACGTCTGCGTTAAGATATTCGATGTTCTCTGCCTGCGCCGAAACGGTTTCTTGCAAGTGCTCGATGTCATGCACCAATCCGCTGATGTACCAGACGAGTGCCACCAACTGAACAGCCATAGCAAAGACAAGAGCGACGGGTATCTTTAGATCAGCCATCACTTTTTGCCCATGAATTGTTTTGTGCCTTTTAAACCTATGGCTGCTAGGCAGACGACATAAACTAGATAAGTATACCACTCTGGCAACTCAGCCAGACGAGCAAAACCATTCTTAACTGTTTCTTCCATGCCAGGGATAAAGCAGAGACACACGGGCGCTAACACCAAAATTGTTACGACCTCGTCTTTCCAAGAATTATGAGTTCCTTGAGCCATTATCTTTTCCCAATCTGCTGTCGAAGTTTCTTTTGACAACAGTATTTTGGCTTTGGCTTCAGCTTCTGTAAGTTTTAATTTGGCGTTAGCTGCTTGCGCTTGGGTTTTGGCATTGAGCCAGCCTCCAGCCAGTTCAGCTACTGGGCCAATTAGTGCTTGTAACATTACTCACCCTCCATTTTTATGGTTGCTTTTTTAGATTCTGACTTTGCTGAGTAGGCGTTAAATCCCATGAAAGCTGCGACCACACCTGATGCAGCAATGACGTAAACGCTTGCTATGTCTGTGATTAGACTTGCGGCTTTATCGAAGCCGAGCACCGAGGCCAGTAGGATTATAAAAGGGTAGATCAACATGCCAGCTAGGGCGAACCCTGTAAACCGCCGCTCTGCATTGCGCTTTAAGTCACGATCAACCATCTCCAGACGACGATCTTCGAGCGCAAGTTTATTCCACTCGTTAGGTTCTATTACGCCGTTGCCATTCTCGTCTGCTTTTTCAAACTCTGTCATTCGCTACTCCTATTTGAAAGCATTCTTAAACTGGTTACTGAATCCATTGCTGCCGCCGCTTTTCTTTTCGCCAGCTATCTTGTCAGTAATTCCTTCTCGCGCTGCTCTAATGCCACCGACGACAGGGATGCGTGTTGCAAGTTCACGAGCGGCTGATCTTTCTTTAGCGTTGCTCTCAGGGGTTGAACCCATCACCGCATCTTTTGCACCAGCACCCATCGTGATCACTGAGTTACCAAGTCCGTATGTCGGGCCAAGGATGGTAGACCAGATGCGCTGCTGCCCGTAAGCGCCGTTGTCTAGCTGACTGGCAGACGAGTGAAGGACATCTGCAATCAAACCGAAACCGCCCATTTGCATGAGACCTTCCATGTACCAGCCCAAAAAGTTCTGCTCGTTGCCGTGAACTTTTTCGTCGTAACCCATAAATTTAGCAGCGTTACGCACTCGAACCTCTGCTGACTTTTCGTCTTCGCCACCACGCATCTGAACAATATCCTTGATTGCCAGAGCGCCCATGCCAGAAGCTGGGCCAAGTGACATGAAGTATAGAAGTGGTTTAAAGTTACCGTGTCTGTAGGCTTCAGTTAAGACGCTGCCTGCCATTCGCTGCATCATCAGTGGGAAAGATTTAAGCTGGAACAACAGAGCGCCTGTGGGTGTCTGCGCCCAGAGAGGCACGTCGTTTGCATTAGGTTGGAAGACACTTTGGTTAGCAAAGTTTAACACGCCAATGCGTAAGTTTTTGTCGCTGTCTAGCAGTGACCTGTCAGACAAAGACACATCGCCTTTGCGCTGACCTTTTGCGTAGTCTTGCATTCCGAACATACTAAGCTGTCGGTACGCCATCTTGTATTGGCGAGACTGATTTTCGACAGCGACAGACGGGTTGTAATGTTTCGCTGTCTTAGCCTGATACATCTTGAACGCTTCGTATCCAACAGCGCCTGCCATTTTCCTGTTCATGTCCGTCCAAGGTGTCAACATTGTAGCGTTGAAGAAGGCGTTAGACATTTTACTATCAACACCGCCATACATGTGGATCATGCGGTCGTGGACAATGTTTTCCATCGCCACACCGATTTCTTTCATTGCTCTCGCATAATCAGGATCGGAAGCCAGATTGTACTGTGCTTTTGCCCAAGACGAGAACGATGAAGACCTAATGATTGGGAGAACCAGATCGCCAAGTGATGTTAGGGTTGTAAAGCCAAGCAAGGTAACGTTGTTTATTGATCGCAACGTTCGGCTTGTACTTAACATAACTCGTCCGTTTGCAGCGCCTCCATTGATTGGCTGCTTACGAGAGACACGCATAGCGTTTTCGATAAAGCCATGAGCATCTTTTGTAATTGGAGTAGCTTCGCCCTTAAAGTCAGACAACGCACCCATGATCGCGTCAGCTCTGCGCTGGTATGTCTTTGGTATTTCTCCGTTAACTCGTGGCGCAATCTTGTCTAGCATATCACGAGCCGCTGGTGCGCCAGCAGGCGAGTTAAACACGTCTACCAATGTGTTTACAAACTCCTCTGCCTTCATAGGTTTTGTAGAGAATGGCATGATCGTTTGTTCTTTTAGATCGACTTCTTCTACGCCGTCTCCGTCAAGCACTCTAAAGTTTTTGACATACTCTTTATTAGTAGAAAGCAGTTTAGCTATGCCTCTTCTGCCGCCTTCGGCTGCTGTCATGTAGTCACTTACGCCGTGAGAGTTTAGGCCAAACTTTTCTACGTGCAGAAGTCGTCTCGAAGTAGACTCGAAGTATTTAACAAGCATGGTTTCAAGATCGTTCTCTAAGAACTTATCCATCAAAGCCATAATCTCTGGATGTTTCTCCAGTTCGATCATTCTACTGTAGTCGATAGATGAAGCTGCTGGCGATGTTGATGAGCCACGGAAACTACCAGTCATTACGCCGTCATCATTATCTAGACCAGACAATGTTTCGGTAATCCCGTCTACAAACTCGTCTGCTTCTGATTGCGAAACGACCTTACCAGCCGCAGTTTTTTCTTTGAAGAAATATGCTCGCATTGCGTCACGAAATTCAGCTTCGTTTTCTCGTATTTTTTCTGGAATCCAAACTTGCGGAACATAGTCACGACGATACCCGACAAACATACCAGCATCACGCATACTTTGATGCTCGTCGTTAAACTGCTGACGAATTTGCGTGGCAACATTGTACTCGTCTGTTGATAAAGCTTTGCCTGCTCGGCTATCTAAGCCAAAGCGTAGTGCCTTCATAATCTTTGCATGTGACTTCGGTTGCTTTGCCTCGCCCATGCCAGTGAGTACTTGGCTTTTCTTAAACCAATTTGTTGCCGCACCGCCAGCGTCTGGCAAACGCTTCATTGCGTGGTACATCGGCATAAACTTTTTAGCGAATGTTTGGTTTTGGTCTGGGAAATGTTTCTTGTACCAGCCACCAAGCCAGTTCATCCCCATACGCTCCATGTTTGTGGATTGTGCGCTTAGAAAACCTAATGGGCTAAGTTTAGCTACAGCTTTTTCTTCGCGTGGGTTGAGTATGCGTTGCCGCATGATTGACCCCATCGCATCAACAAGGTCAGGCTCTGCACCGTTTGCTTCTAAGTTGTCTAGAAACTGAGTAGCCATAGCTGGGTCGGCTTTATCTATGTTGCCTTTGACCATCTCTGTTGTCATGACACCGTTAAACCCTTTAGTGGCTGCTGGGTTTTCTCTGTAGTACATACGAGCGTCATCGTTATCGAAGTGTTTTGCTTCGATATGCTTGGCTTGCTCTGGGTTAAACAATACGAATGCGTCGTAAACTTTAGCAGCTCCAAGACGAGCACCTTCTTCGCTCATGTCACCGAACATTTCCCTATCTGAAAGGGTATTCATGTGGCTTGTCTTCATGCTGTCGTAGCCCATCTCTTCGAGCATAGCGTTCAGTGTCGATTTTGCTTGAAGACGAGAGCCGCCATTTGCTTCTTCGATAATGCCAGCAAGGAACTTATAGGCTTGGTCTCCATTTAAGTTCTCGCTTGGCGCTGCGCCCAGACGTTTTGCTAATACTTCTTCTTCAAACAGACCGTTGTCTACCATGCGACGGAAGACAGCCTGCATGAATGGGCCGCCAAGGTAATGATTAGTACCGAGAGAGAAGTCTGCTGTGTTCAGCATTCGAGTGTAAAGAGGCATGACCAACGGATCGGCAATGATCCCGTTTTGCACAAGCATATCGTCAATGCTTTGCTCTATCTCAAGAAGGTCATCAAGCTCTTCTCTAATGCTTTCTTTTGTTTTAACTAGAGCATTTCTTTCAAAGTTAATTAGGTCTTTGCTTTCGTCATCAAGGTCGGCAAAGTTAATGCCGTTAAGCATACCGTCTCGTTGCGCGTCATTTGCTTCTAGGTTGTCAGATGCAACGGCATACTCTCGTCGCCGCTTAGAAATCTCTGAACGTACTTGTCCCAGCTCGTCGGCTGACTGCATAAGTTCTTCTTTAACTTCGTCTGACAGGTTTGATCTGCTGATCATCGATGTCATTGCGCCGATGGTGGGTCGTCTGGCATAGACGGCATCCAATGTTTCAGCTTCGGGAGATATGTAAATGCCAGGGCCGAAAGCTCCACTACCGTCAGACATAACGACGTCTGGGTTAGCGTCTCGGTCAAACGCTTTGCCGTTTGGAGTTGCATGGTAGTAAGTTATCGGGCCGTTCTCGTCTTCGCTGAATTTACCGCCGCCTGTATACTTTTTAATTGCAGCCATACGGGCAGGGGTAGACTGGCGAAGAACATCGTTTGCAAATTGGTGTGCATATGTCGGAGATACCGCACGTCCTCGTCTGCCCAGTGTAGCGAGTGGCCCTTTTGGCGGTGTCTCGAACATGTCACCGTAGAACATAAGCTGACGGAACTGCTGCTTAATATCTTTACGGCCAATAAGACCGTTGACGATGTAGGCAACAAACTCTCTGGCTCTATCTATCGCTGTATGGAAAGAGTTCTTTAGGCTTAGAGAAGAGAGGTCTCCGCTGTTGAGGGCTTCGAGAATGTCCCCCCGTGCAACACGTTCGCCCATGTATTTTGCGAGACTTTCCGCGAACCATTCTTCGGCAAGGATGAGTTCCATCTGTGCCTCGCTTGTGTCGGGATATTTGTTTGCATAATCATTGTTAATCCTTGATTTAAGTTTGTCGTCTGCGCTGCGATAAAGCTGCACAACTGCGTCCATCTCTGCTTCTGGCAACATGCCTGCACGGACAACTGTGTGAGCAACTTCGTGAATGACATCGAACGGATTAGAGTTACCTTTAGTCAGACCAATAGCCAGACGGCGTGTGTCTGCTCGAAACTTCTTGAACTGCTCGCCGCGAAAATCCATTGCAGCGTTTTTAATGCCAGTCGGATCAACGCCTGCAAGGCGAGCCATGTCTGTCGCTGACATAATGTTAGTGTCGTCTAGTACGTCTCGCGTTGCCTTACCCATTAGGTTAATCATGCGGTAAGCCATTGTGCGCTGGGTGTAATTTACCACTGGATCACGGTGCGTCAGATATGACAGGATGTTTCGTACATTGAATGGTGCGTTTGGTGGTATCCCTGCTGTGGTTGGTACACCACCGCTTGCCGCAACTTCCGTTTTAATACGCTCGCGCAAGTAAACGTTTTCCAAAATTTTTGGCATTTTTTGGGCAGCGTTATTATTTTTTGTAAACTTACGGCGTTGTATTCTGCGTGTGTTATTCCAAAGAAGAATGTCTACAAGATCGCTATCTCCATCTCGGATTGCATCTCTGAACATTTGCAGCAGTTCTGGTTCTCTCAGACGAGCTATGTCTTCTGGAATTGGAACTGTTTTAATTAAACCTTGCTCGTAGTTAAGGTTGTCCTTCTCGAACATCATAAAGGCAATTTGCTCTTCTCTTGCAGAACTGTCGGCAGTAATAAATTCTCTCTCTAATTCTGCTAAAGACTTACCTCGTAATGAAGCAGTAAACGGATCGTCACCCCTACCTGTTTTCTTAGCCAGACCTTTCTCTTTACCAGTGCGGATTGCTTCTGCTTTTTTTCGAGCGTCTGACTTTTCTACTTTGGTTTTATTGATAGCTCTTTTAGTGGGTTTTACGCGGCCAATAGTTGTCCAGCTTTGAGGCTTGGACGGCATTTCGTTGTACTCTGCTGATCTAAAAGCATGTTTAAGTACACGCTGCATTGTTTGCAAAGCATACTCAGTAGTCGTGTATTCTATGTTTACGTCTTTACTTGGTGGTTTTGTTGTTGGCGTAAAGTTCTTATGACCGTTCGTCCATAAATCTATAAGGGCAGGGGCAACCTTTGTTGGGTCTGCAATTACAGATGTAATGCCTTCTTGTTGAGCGCGAACAAGGGCATCGTCAGCTTTACCTTCCTCGATAAACGGCTTGCCAGACATTATTTCATTCATGTCAGCCAGACGACCACTAAGGATGTCGGAGTACCGCTTGAACGGCATCAATACTTTGCCAGTAAAATACGGCTTAACACCGTATACATCTTTGGGAGAACGTGGCCCGACATTTGCCAGACCAGCGGCCATTATGTTTCGCAACTCTATAAATGCGTTGATGACTGCTTCGTCACTGGCGTCAGAGCCAGAGTAACGAGCAATGGCATCGTGTATTGCGTCTTCTGCAATTGTTAACTTAGCGGCATAGCCTGCGTAGGTTCTGCCTCCAAGAGTTGTTGGGTCTGCAAAGTCACCAAGTTTGCGTTGGTGCATTTCAAAGTCTGGTAGGATTTTAGAGAACTGACCTTCGATTGCTGGGTCAATCTTCTTGTTATTAAAGTATCTGTCGAAAACACCTTTGATGTATCTTTGTATCTTCTGCCAGTATGACTTGTCTTCAAACAAGCCAGCGGATCGTTTCTCTAACGCCCAGCTTACAAAGTTGTCTGAGAAGATGCGCTTTGCCGCTCCAGATTTTTTCGGGTTGTATTCTTTTAGGCTTCGAAGAAGTGTCGTATCGCCAGATACAATCTCTTTCTTGAGAGCGCCCCAGAACTTAACACGATCTTCTGGTGTTAAAATGTTTTCGTATGACCATTCTGCTATGCTGCTTAGTAAATCAGCGTGAGCTGCCTTACCTTGCTCTGCCTTTGGAACAGATATTTCGTTGGTTGCTGGATTGTATTTAAATGCAGCTCCTTCACCGCCAACCATGATGGGCGCACGAGATGGATCACCGCCTAAGTTCTCGATAAGCTTTGCGGCTGCCGCACCTTCTTCTGGCGCAACCTTGTTGAGTATTGTTTCGATTTCGGAGGCTGCACTAATTCTGTCTGTAGTGTTTTTGACGTAGCCACTAGGGATAGAATCCCTCAGTATTAAGTGCATCTGTTCAAGGTCACTGATGAGAACAGCCATGTCGTTCTCTGTAGTGGGTAGTGGTGAGCTTTCTGTCTTGTTTATGAACGAGATTACTTGAGCAACGGTAAGGCTCTTACGCTCGCTTGTAGGCTTGCTAGAACGCCTGTCTAATGCCATTGTCTGAGGTTCTGACAGCTTGCCTATGTCTAGCTCTAGCTTGGATATGCCGTTCTCAGATGCTGGGAAGCCCAGACCTGTAGCATTGCCACTCATAAAGACACCACCTAGACCTTGGTCTTCGCTAAACTTTGTGAATGTTTCAGAGTTATCCCACGCCCTTTGAAGAGCTTCTTTTGTTTCACTTAAAGGTCGTTGAAAAGTCTGGATATAATGGACATCAAAGTTCTCTATGCCTTCAGCGCCAGCAAGCTGCTCTACTGTGTAGTTGTTTCTGGCTTGAGCAGGCGACATTACCCGAATGATGCGCTCGGTTGTAAGGTCTTTTTGTGCTTTTTGTCTGATGATCGGAACACGACTGCCAAATCGAGGGTCTATGAGGGCAGACGTTGGAACGTTTGGAACGTCGTCTCTCATTTGAGCAGAAGCGTCGAAGCCTTCGCTTAAAGTTTCGTTTACTTTTGTAGGCTTGCTTTCAACCTTAGTTACTTTGTCTTTAATTAATGGTGTTTTGTCTGTCTTAATAACAACGTCGCCACGTTTCACCATAATGGTTTCATGGCTGTCGTATATACGATTGGTTATACCGTCTGCATAAACTGTTGTGCCAGCTTGCACAGATTTTACGCCACTTAATGTATTAACCTGTGTTGATCTGTTAGCAATAAATGGGACAATAGTGGGTAGAAAGTCATCTTCGGTCATTGGCAACTGCTTGCTGTCTTTTATAGTGCCAACAACTTTTGTACCTTTTGCGTTCCGTCTAGCGTTTGATTGTGCTTGAGTGAGGGCAGCCACCTCATCCATCATTCTTTCGCTCATAAAGAAATCTTCGCCACTTTCGAGAAGTGATTTATGTTCGGTACGATCTAAGTCTGCTTTATTTAAACGAGCACCTTTGCGTAGCATTGCCATAATACGCCCGTTATTGTTGCGACCAGCGCCCTCGAACTGAGCAGCTCGTTCTATTTGTGCGCCTGTGCCAAGACGTTTTGTCTGGGACGCATACGCTTGTGGGTCAAGCCGCATTTTAGATGTGGCTTGTCTGATGTTTACGCGGCGTCCGTCAATTTTAATTGTAGGTATATCTTCTGGCCTTGCTTCTGCCATGATTTTACCCATTTTTATTTCTCTCAAAGTAGCCAGACGGATTGCATCTTCTTTTGTAAACTCGTTGGGTTCTGTTACATCGCTATCTGCGAGAAGTTTTTTTGCATAATCAATAATTTCTGGGCTTTCAGCTTTTACTCTAGAGTCTCCTGATAAAAGTCTTTTTGCATAATTACGAAGTTCTGCATTCTGAGCGTCAGTTGTATTAACTTCTAGAATTTTCTTAGCGTAATCACGAATGTTTGCTTTTTGAACATCTGTTGGATTGAACGCAGCTATAATGTCGTCTTCAATTTGGCGCATTCTTGCTTGATCAGCCAAGTCCTCGTTGATGCTATCGTTGAGCGCATCGTATCTTCGGAGGACGTCGTCTGTATCAAACTCAATGTCTGCTGTGTCTAGTTTTTCTTCTAGCAATCCGCGCACTTCTGCTTGGTCTACATCTTCACCGATTTCGGTAACGTATCGACCAATCAAATCTTCCATACGAGAAGCGTCTGGGTTTACTTTTCCTTTGTTCGCTTTGACTGCTGCTTTTATTTCTTTTGTGCCAATAGTATTCTCAGGGCTTGGGGTTACGTCATCAAGCGTAATACCAGCATCCATCATTATTTTATGAGCTTTAGCAGATGCCTTGCTGTTTGCGTTTTTAAACTGAACAAAAGGCTTGTCTGGCGTAGCGTCTTCCAGCGTTTCAGAGAACCTTGCCATAATCGAGGGGTCTTTATTTGCGATTGCCTCGATTGTTTTTGCAAGTTCATTCATTGCATTGTTAGCTGGAGCTTCGGTTGTTTTTTCTGGCGCTTTTCCACCAACAGCTTTTGCAAGCGCAGCTCCGTCTTTCTCAATCTGCTGATTAAGGTCATAAGCTTCTTTAGCTGCTTTGATTTGCGGTTTGCCTACGTTGCCTTTTTCGTTCGGTTCGACAAGCTCAAGGATTTCTTGTCCGTAGCCTTTTTCTTCGATCTCTTTTTTTGCAGCGTTTGTGTACTTAGAAGTATCAACTGCTGGCTTTGCTTCGGGTTCGGGCGCTGGTTCGTCTACTTTAACTGCTGGCGTTTCGTCTGGCGCATCTACCTTTGTTGTCTCAGGCTGTGCCTTTGATACCGCCTTTTCAGCTTCGGCTGCTTGCTTTGCTTTTCCAAACTTAATGATTGCTTGGTTTTGGTTAAACTTTTTGCCAGTAGTTGGATCGGGAATAGTGCTTTTTATTTTACCATTAGCGTCTGTTTCCAGCTTTAGCTCACCGCTATCGATCCATCCCTGTACATTGTCTGCTGTGTAATCTGTTTTTTCCAAACCTTTATTGATGCTCGCCTTCTGAGCGTCGGAAAGTTTAACAGGTTTAGTTGGTTCAGATGCTGGCTCTGGTTCTGTCGTTACAGTTTTGGTTGTTGTCTCGCTACCTGTTGCTTCATCAACTTCCTTTGTTGTTGTCTCAGTTGTTTTGCTAGGCTCTGCACCAGTCGCTTCTGCTACCGCTGCGTCTGCTTGCACCTGTGCATTCTCTAAAGCTGCTGCATCAGCAGCTTGTCTGGCACTAAGGTTTGCTGCTTCTTCTGCTGCAATCTCCGCACCTTCCGCTGCACCCTTACGTGCGCCAATAACAGATGTCGGCACAGACAAAAGACTACCAATGCCTGCACCCATACCAATGCCAAGACCAACTGATTTTGCAAAGCGTTCTTTATCAAACTCGTCTTGCAAGCCAATGTCTTGCTTATAAGATTGTTCGGAAAGATTAACGATACCTTCTTGTACGCCAGAAATACCGCCTTCAATTACCGCACCGCTACGAATACCTGTTGCAACACCGCGTGCCACAGGGGCTGACTTGCCAGCTTGTCTGGCGAGGTTAGCTGCCTGCGCTGCTTTCTTGTACGGGCCGATAACTGGAATAAGGTTTAGAGGATCAGCCAGTACGGAAACGGCGATGTCTTTTGCTGCACCCCAGCCTCGACCGCCTTCTTGATAGAAGAAAGGAAGCTGATCCCAGACTTGTGACAGACGAGCATTTCGAGATTTTTCTTCTTCGCTTGTGCCGCCGCCTTCGTATATTCTGCCTACTGCGCCAGCAGTGTTTAGCTGCGCCCAGTTTTCGTCTGAGTAGAATTTATCTATCAGCTCGTCGTCTGGTAAGTTTCCATAGCGACCTCTCAAGTCAGCTAAAAACTCAGGATTTTGTAGAATTGTTTTACTATCGTAGTCTGCTGCGTAGCCCATTGTCGGGCCAGTTTCTTCTTTTTCGAATAGACTATCTACAGTAAGGTTCTTAAAACTATCTCTTGCCATTGTCGGTACTCCAGTTTCCGAATGTGCTCAGAATACTGGAGTGACGCGATACAGTCGTCCTTAGTTCAGTGTTTGACGGTAAGCTTCAAGATTTTCTAAAACTTCTTTAAGAGCGTTTGCTCTACCCACAGACTTTCTATTACCTTCTAACTCAGAGATTTGTGTTTTTAACAACTCAATTGTTTTACCGATAGTTGCAGGGTCTTGCAATAAAGACAACATGGTTTGCCTTGATTGATTTATTTGGTCTTTTCTTTTCCCTGTTGCCTCTTGTTTATTAAAGGCAATTCGATCTTCAATTGTTGAGAAAGGACTTGTTACACCGCTACCCTTTCCAAGCTCATCAAGTATTACTTCTGCGATAAATTCTGAATTATCATCTGGTGAAGTAGGAATGCTTATCGTGTTCGATGTGGTGTCAGTCGTCGTGTTGGTAGTCGTCGTATTGTTAGCAGCTTTTTCTTCTTCTAGTTGTTTTTGATAAATTTTAAGCTCTCTATCAAGACGCTCTGTTATACCGTCAAGTCCGTTAGGAAGATCATCAATTTTCTGTTGATTCCACGGAGTTGTTGGGTCAAGCCAGATGTATTCGCTGTCTCCACTTACTGTGCCAATAGATGTTTTTCTATCTTGCGCTGTTACCTTGTTAAAATGCAAAACCTCTGCTTTAAATCTTTCTTGAAGTTTTCTTATAGCTGCAATTTTTTCTTCAGTTGATTTATCAGAAGAATATATACCATCAGTAAGTCTAATGGTTTGGTTTCTTATCTCTTTCATGTCACTTGTTCGTGAATTATAATATGTGTCAAAAGTTTGCGGCTCGCGTACACCGTTTGCCGCAGTAGATAAATCTATCTGTTGCGTTTTGTACTCGTCAAAAGTCATCTGACCAGCATCTGTTAAGGCTTTAGTTAGGATATTTTTCTTTTCAATAAAACTTAAATCTTTGCCAGCAATTTCTCTTGCCACGCTTCCAATAACGGCAAGTGCATTATCATCGATATGAAAAAGATTACCCATATCTTTTGCTGCTCTCAGAAGTTCGCCATCGTTTTTAAATGTACCGTCTGTTGAATTATAAACACCTTCTATACGCGCCGATGCGGCTTCTCTTAATTTTTCTGGAAGATTCAAATTAGTAATATCTTGCTTCGCTCGCTTACCTTGGTACTGGTCTTCTTGTTTCTCTTGAAGTTGAGTTACCAGACCATCAAAGACACTGTCTACATAGCCATCACCTAAAAGCGCTTGCTCTGTTTCTGTTAATCTTGTGTTTAGTATTTTATTAATAGCTGTTTTAGCTGCTTCAGAGTTTCCTAGTCTATTTATAATGGCAAGAACTTCACTTTGGTTATCGGCCAACAAAGTATTAGCTTTAGTTCTTGTCTCTTGTGTTCTTGTTTCAGCAACACCGCTTTGAATTTTATCAAATGTTGCCTTCATTCCGTCTAATTCAACGCCTACCCATTCATTATAAAGGTCATTTCCTTGATACAACTCATCGAGACGAGCTTTCGCATCTTCAAAAGTAACGCCATACGTTTGTGCGTATTGCTCTAAATCTTTTATAGCTTCTCTTCCGATTGCCTGTACTTTTTCTTGTCTTGTTGTGTTGTACTCGTCTTTAGCACTGTCCAAAAGCTGAGTTGCTACGTTTTGTGGTAGGTTGAACATGCTTGCAAAGTCTTTAGCGTTTGCATCGTTAGGATCAGATAAACTGTTTATGTAGGCTTGAGCTTGCGGCGTCATTTCGAGCACCTTTGCTTGAACAGCTTTTGCTCTATTTGGCTCAGACAAAATGTTTGTAAGGTCTAGATCAAAAGGCATAGTGCCGCCAAACATGTTCTTTATGTTTGTTGCTGCACCAGCATAATCATACTCGTCTCGACCCCCTGGCACGGTGCTAATTTGAGACATATTTAAAAGTTCGTTTTGTATAAAAGGTTCAAGACGTTTTATAAAATCAAGTTTCTGGATGTCTTCTTGGTTTTGTCTAGCTCTTGCTTCTTGCTGTCTTTTCGCTTCGTTTGTTGCCACAATTCGTCTGAGCGCCTCATCGTTACCGACGCCGCCTGCCAAGTAGTTACGCCCACCAGAAACCTGATCTCGAAACGATTGAAAATCTGCCATCGTAGCGTATGGATTATTTCGCTTAAACTCTTCAAATAGTTTCATGACCTCTAATCGTTTGTTACGATTGTAGTCATTTCGATCATTGTAGCCTTGCGAGATTGCTGCGAAGTTTACCATTGTTTATACCTCAACTGCTTGCTGGTCGTGAGCTTGAAAATAAACTCTTAGACCAATGATCTGATGGGAAGTAGTTACCTTCGCCATATAGATTGTTTAAGAAATAATCGTTGCCGCCATCTAACATGAAATCGTTAAGAGAGCTGCCGAAACCAGCCGCAGCATTCGCAGCATTGGTCGCCGCAGTGTTGTACGCGCTTGTTGCCCCAGTAAGTAGGTTACTTCCGATTGACTGAGCGTTGGAGAAATAGCCAGACGGATCGAACTGTAGTTTGTATGGGTTGTACACAGCACTGGTTAAGTTCATGCCAGCATTTGTTGCCGATGAACTTGGTCTTGCGTAGTTAGCCAAGCCAGTGCCGATGTTAATGTTGTCGTAAATGCTTGAACCGATACCACGGAAGTCTCGGTTGCCTGATGCCGATCTTATGTCAAAGTCAATGTTTGCTGTGCCAGTAGGCATGTAACCCATAGCAGCATTGGCGCTACCGATGTTATCATCAAAGATAGCACTATTGATTGCTATTGGTGCGCGGTAGCTATTCGCAGACGCTATTGATCTGTCGTATGCGCCAGACGGTACTGCGCGGTAAAAGTCTAGTGCAGCGTTAGCTGACGGCGCTATTGGTAGCTTCATCATGTCTGCAATTCCAGCGCCGCCGATAGATGCTTCTTCGCCAAGTATAGCGCCACGGTTTCTAAGTATCTGGTTGATGTCTGCTGAACGAACACCCTGACGGCCAGTAATGTATTTAACTGCGTCGTCGTATGCCCTGCCTCTAGCGGCGTCATATTCTGCGGCTAGTCTGGAGGCTATATCACCTCGTCTGGCAGTTGCCTGGTCAGAGATTTCCATACCTCTGTTTATTAAGTCAGCTTCATTAATACTTGCTACACGTTCCGCTGCTCGATCAACGTCCGATATGTTTTGTTGAGTTCGTCTATCAAGCTCGTTTTGAAAGTCAGCTTCTGTAATAACCTCGACATCTGGTATGTCTTGCAGACCTCTTTGTGTTTCACGTAAGCCGCCACGCAAAGCATCTATCGCGCTCATGATATTGCCGCGTTGAGCGACAATGTCTTCGCGTTCCCGTGCGGCAATGTCTTGAGCATCTGCAAAGATGCCAAGCCCGAACTCACGTTCTTTCTGACGAGTTTCTTGGGCAGCTAGAAAGTTCTGGTAGTCTCTTTCACTTTCAAAGCCAGCAGTAGCTTTAGCTTCCGCAAGCATGTCTAGGGCTTCACGGCGTTCTTGTGCGCTAATGTTTTGATTGCGGAGCATTTGCTCCAATTCAAAAGCTCTTTCTGCTTGCGCTGTACGTTGAGCGTCTTGGAATGTTTCCATACGGAATTGCTGTTCCGCTTGAGCAATAGCCTTTCTAGATAAATACTCTCTACGCTCTTCGTCTCGTTCACCACGAGCAATAGCCTGCGCTTCTTCCATTTCCGCAATGGCACGTTCTCGTTCGGCTGCACTAATCTCTTGGTTTCTTAGAAGTTGGCTTAGTCTAAACTCGGTCAGACGAGCAGCAGCTTTGTCTTCTCTAATCTGTCTTTCAACGTCGGCTAGTCGTTCGGCCTTTAATTGGTCTTTGTATTCTTGTAAGTTGGCTTCACTAAAGTCACGCTCGTTTTGTTTTATCGAACGATTGAACGCTTCCATTGCCCGTTGGTATTCTTGCTCCTCGCGTTTAAGGCCAAGCTCTTGTAGTGCAAGCTCATACTGTTTGAGCTGCATTTCGTATTGTTGTCTTTGAGCTTCTCTCTGTTGAGCCAACGCTCGTTTTTCACGAGAGTTGGATTGCAGCATCCCTATCCCAGCGAGTATTGTTGAAAACATTTATGCTGCCCCTGTGTTCTGCAAGAATGAAGAGAAGAGAGGATTTTCTTCTTCTTCCTCCTCGTCGTCAAAAGTATAAAATCCAGCTTCCTCGTCTGGCTCAAATAAAGCATACTCATTGAAGCCTATGTCTGCACCTTCGGCAGCTAATCTTTGCTGAACCGCACGTTCGTCTGCCTCTACCAATCCAAGACGCCGTGCAAGTTCTTTGCTTAGAGCCTTACGTTCGTCATCTGCTTGTGTCGCTTTGTACAGATCAATGTCTTCTGAAAGGGTATCGATTAATCCTTGGTATTCTTCATAGTTAGAACGCCCGTAATCTGACGCTAACAAGTTTTCTAACATTTCACTCGCTTCAGTTTCGTACTGATCTCGTCTGTCATACAGGTCGTCTAGCCGTTGGTTTACAGATTTTCTTGAAGTTGCCAGCTCAGACAACAGATCAGAAGCCCTGCCACCACTGTAGGCAGAAAGGTCTACACCAGCAGCAGAAAGGTCGTCGAGCATTTGGTCGAAGGCTGCCTCATCATATAGCTCTGTGGTGTCTAGGTCTCTTACCGCCGCCCCTAAATCGCCAGATATGGCGTCTAGCTCTGCGCCTCGCGCAGCAACAGCAGAGTCCAGTGCTGCTTGAGCGTCGATGTAGTCTTGGATAGCGGTTGCATCCATACCCTCTGCGCCAAAGTTATAAGGCAGTAATGATGTAAATTCGCTGATGTCTCTCTGACCGCTTGTAATCTGGTCTTGTATTGCATCAAGAGCTGCTTTGCTAAATCGATTAGCACTGCCTGCGCCACGCTCAACATTTGCAGCCATGCGAGCAAAGTCTTCTTCTGCCTGTGATATTCTGGCAAGTTCGTCTGCCCTGTCTTGGAACAGTTGGTCAACTTCGCCTTCAAGTATTCCTAAATCTTCAAGAGGAAATCTAAATGCGTCAGACGTACCGAGCAAACTGTCGAAGCGAGAAGCGTCTAGCTGGCTTGCATCTATGCGGCGACGTAGGTTTTCCATTTCTTCTAGGTCTGCAATGGTTAGTCCGTTGTCTAGTATCGCTCTTAGTTCGTCTTCTTGTGTCCCAAGCTGCGTTGCAAACTGGTTTATTCGAGCCTCTTCTTCTGCACGTTTTGTAAGAAGATCATTTAATGTTCCTTGCACACCGCTTACATCTGCGCTGATACTGCCAAGAGGACTACTAAATTGATTGGCTTCTCGCTGTAGTTTGTTAAGTTCTCTTTGCAAGTTTTCGATTTGTGACAGGTTACTAATATCAAGATCGCCAGCGGTTAAACCAAAATCATAAATTCTATTATCGATGTTGCGTTGTGCGTCTGAAATTCTTTGGTTTTCTGCTGCTTGTTGAGCTATGAGGTCGTTTATCATAGCTTCGGCGGCATTTAATTCTGCAAGCTGACCACTAAAATTAAACCCAAGGTCGCTGCTAAAACGACCAGCACCTTTTTGCGCTGCGTCTATTTGAGCTTTAATATTTGCCAAGTCACTACTTGAGATGCTGGCTGTATCGAGACCTAAAGCATCGATGGTATCGTATAAGTTATTTCCATACGTTCTTATTCGATTTTGCTCTGCGGTGTAAGCATCGCCTATTCCAGACAATGTTGGGGTAAGATCGCCAAGTAAATCCGTCACATCATCAAGCGCGCCTGTTTGACTTGCTAATGCATCGTCAATCGTTCTAGTTGTTTGGTTTAAATCTTTAATAGTTTCGTAAGCATTTTTGGCTGCGTTATATCCTCTGTAATCATATGTGCCGTCTGCGTTTACAAAGTCAGTTAATGCAAAACTTGCATCATCTAATGCATTATAAAGCTCGTTCGAAGTATTTGTTAGATTACTTACTGCTGTGTCTCGATCAGTTTTTAACGTGTCTAAAGTGTCTACAAGACCGCCGTATGTATCAACTATATTGCCAAAGTCATTTGGATTATTTAGCGCAAAGAGAGCTTTTTCTTCATCTGTAAAGTCGAAGTCAGTAGATAAGTCGGGAGCTGCACTTAGTGATGTATTGCTTAACGCATCATAGGTACTACTGATGTCATCGTAGTAGGTTTCATAAATATTTTCATTAGCAGCCGTGGTTGGGTCATCGTACAAACTATAAATATCTGCACCGCCGATAGCGCTTGAAAAGTCATCTACGCCAGAAAGCGCATTAGAGAAAGTTTGATTAAAATCATCGACAGAGGTGTTGTACGTCTGCGCTTCTGCAATTAGACGGTCTAGCTCTGCCTTTTTGGCAGCGTCTTCTGCTGCTGCGTCAGCGCCTGCTGTGCTATTGCTTACAGAAGAAGGGCTGTCATCTCCACCACCATCATTGTCTGATGTTGTTGGTTTAGCGCTTCCTGGCCAAGTGCCTTCAGCAATTTGTCTTTGTATATTTCGTTCAGTTCGCTCTGCGTATGTGTCTAATGTGTCTTGGCTGGCATTCGAATTAAAACCAAATCCAGTGCTCAAATCAGTTATCGCATTTTGAAAATGATCTGAAAATGAGCTTGGGTTATTTACATAAGTACCGCTAAACGTATTACCAAATACTGAGTCATAAGCTGGGATACCTTCTTGCGTGATGCGGCCAGAGCCGCCCAGCATTTTTAGTATCTTAGCTTCTCGTGGCGTAATGTAGGATAGTTGATGCGGTTGCCTGTTAATCATCTTCCGCTTTGGAGCGGTTTTCATTGTTCCCATCATTGTACTCTCCTACGATCCGAGGATGTTATAACTAAATACAACCTCTAAATTTGCGCCCGAACTGTTGTTTGTAACGATAAAGCCAATGTCACGAGCGACTGAGGTACAGTCGATTTCTAAATACTGAGCGTTGTTTAGAATGTTTGTCGTGCCAGAAGCTGATGCGTTGTAAGTATTACTGTTGGCTATCGCTGTCGTTCCAGACATCGGTTGAATTGTACATGTTCCACCTGTGGTTGCCGCGTAAACGCCCGTGATTTGTATCTTTTGACCAAAGACTTTCTTTATCACAAAGTTTGCATTCGATGGGCTGGAAACTTTTAGATACATACAGTCTGATGAAAGAACAGTCGGTAGCTGTGTCGATGGTAGTTTGCCAGAGCTATCAAGAGTTGCGACACCGTTTGCCGCACCTTTCTGGGTTAGGGATATTTTTGTACTTAGATCAAGATCGCCGTATTCTAACGACGTCCCTGTAGAGTTAACTCGTACATACTGACTTGCGTTAGATGTTGTGAATGTTGGTAATGTGCTTTCTGTAGACGTTCGTATCCATTGAGTGCCGTCATAAAATTTAAGGACGTCTACCGCTGCTGACGTGTCGTGCCAAAGATCACCTGTTGATGGGCTGCTTGGAGACGACCCTGAGACAGTTAAATTTGCTTTGCCAGACAAGCCTGCTGCCAGACCAGACACTTTTGCCTGGGCAATAGCGTTGTCTGCAATGCCGATCTTAGCAAAGTTTATCAAACCAGTCGTTGCAGTAACATACTCAGATTCAAGCATAAGCCCCGTAACGGCTGTTGTCGCAGTGTTCTCAACCAATATGATAGTTATTAGGTTGCCAGACGGTACGGCTGAGTTAAAATTTACGCTGTTACTTGCAGGGTTTGTTGTGTAGTCAAATGAACCACCGTCGCGCTGAAGTATTCCGTTCTTGTAAACTTGTAAAACGCTTTCATCCGTATGAACAAAAGGAAAAGCAGCCTGACTTGAAGTGGTAAGGGTGTCAGTTCTGGTAAAACCAGTAATAGCGTTTGATCTTACTTTGTATATTGATACTGTTGTGTTCGCATTCACATAAGGTGTGGTGTTAAATGTAACCGCGCCAACCCCACCTGTGCCTGCGGTTGGGCTAGAAACGTAATCGTTAGAACCGCCTGCTCTTTTGAGCACACCGTCAACATAAACGACAAGCTCATCAGTAGACTCGTGAGCGTAATCAAATACAGTTTGACCAGAGGTTACAGTGTAGTCTGTCCGAGCATGGAAAATAGGTGCGCCGATTGTACCAGCCGTTACGCCAGAAGCTCCGCGAATGTCTGCGTTTGAAGCTATTGTAATCCAGCCAGAGGTTGTGTCGCCGTATGTTCCAACCCGATACTGCAACCCAGCATCGCTGTCTCTACGAAATTCTACTGGCCCAATCCAGTTTCCAGCCGTGTCAAAAATAGTGGCAAGTAATTCGCCAACTGTCTTTTCTCCCAACTCTGCGGAGTTTAAATAACGGACAACACTTTCAAATTCGGTGTTAATGTTTCCGCTACTACCATAGTTTTGGGGGTATTGTTGCCGTAACCTTGCCATCTTTTTTTATCCTTTCACCAGCACTGCGAAGCCGATAACCCTGAGAAGCCCTTCGCCGCTGTCAATTTTGAAGGTGTATTGAGCGGCCTTGTAACGATGACTCCATTTGCGTTCATACTGTTTACTTAATGCCACGCCGACGAAGTGATTGTCGTCCTTGGTATCATCGACTTCAAAGACCAAAGAGCCTAGTTGATTGCCGTTTAGGTCTTGGGCATCCATTGTGACCATACCCTTTCCAGCAGCTTGTAATATTATTGAGTGAGTTTCTTTGGTTCTGCTTAAACTTCCGTGCCAGAGGAGAGGCGTTGTAAAAGAAACTGTTGGGTTAAAACCATCAACGCTTTCTATTTTGTTTACGTTGTAAACGCCGCCGTTCGTGCCGAATACTAAGTCGCCAGCAAGGAAAGAACCGCATCGAGAATTAATAAAGCTGCCTGTACTAAATTTAGGGGCAGGGGCTTCTCCTTCTGGGTTGAGGGTAAGGGTAAGTCTTTTGCACGTATCTCCTTGCGGAAAGAAAATGTGATACTGCGCCTCATCCTGATCGAAGACTGCTGATATTTCCTGTGAGTTTGCAACACTGTTAAAGAGTTTTCGATACAAAAGGTCTACTTTGTCAGACAAGCTGAAGCTGTACACCAAGATACCGTTTTCTTCAGAACGTTTGATCGAGTGAATGCCAGAGCGAGAGCAAAAGATTAAATCTGTCCCAGCGTTTACAATTGTGTTGTGGCTGGCGCAGCCGATGTTGATAAATGTGTCGTCGTCTAACTGCCAGTTGTCTATATTTGTATCGATCTTGTAAATGATTGCTCGGTCAGCGGTAAATAATACTAGCCTGTTCTGCTCGAAAGACCCTAAAGCTGTAATTTCGTCAGCAGTACCAAGAAGGTTTGCAATATCGATGCGGCCAGCGCGTAAAACATTTTGGCTATCTGTAGGCTCGTCGTCTGGAAATATGTCGTCGTTGTTTACTCGACTTAGATGTACCGTTGTGCCAGAATTTGAAACGCCAGCAACTGCCATGCGGCTTTGTACTGAAGTTACAAAAGCTGGAAGTAGGGTGTTTAGAGCGTCGGATTGATTACGTGCAAATGATGCGCCGTCATAAAAGTAAACAGGGCGACCTTTGCTTGCAAGCTGAACTCTATTGTTAAAGATGGTAGATGTAATAACAGACCCAAGAGGGTGTACTTCATCTAGGTAGTGATCTGCGTCTGATTTAAAATTCATTGACGCACCTGTTTCTTCTGCCCAGACAACGCCATTTGATTTGTAGTGGATTAGATGTGTAACTTTAGCTGCTGAGTTTCTTAAAGATACGGATGGGTCTCTAACAATCTGACCGCGCCAATCACAATAAGCGTTGTCGATTGAGACCAGATGCTGTTCTTTCCCTGTATCTAAAGACGTAATATCCCGACTGCTGTCGAGACCTTGAAAGTTCTCATAAGAAAACGTTTCGGTTTTTACGCCAGATGAAGAATAGGTGCTCATGTAGATGTTGTTCCATTAATGACAGACGTGTTTACGCCAGTAGAATTTGCTGGGTTTGTGCCGTCATCCACCACTCTCATCTGAATAGGTGTGTTGCCGTTAAGCGCTCTCCACAACTGTTGATTCAAAGTTCTAAAGTAGCTTGGCATATATATCTCAGCTTTGCTGCTGCCTTGCTGCAATGAATAATGCGCCAATAAGCCAGCAACTATGATCTGATCGTCAACGTCTCGTGTCTCTTCGACTGAGCGATAGTACTCAATAATGTCGGGAGACGTGGAGACTGTACCAGATGCACTGGTGTAAGTTGTTCTTGGCGCATAAGCATGTTGTCTGACATCGTCGATGACCATGTTAGCAAACTCAAGAAACATAAGAAGGACATCACCATCTACCGTCGTGGCATTAAAGTCTCCGAAACGACGAAGCGCCTGCATTGATAAAGTACGCAACGGAGAGTTACCGTTTGTTATGTGGGGGTTCGTCTGACTGTCTGGGCGTTGTGTTAATGTTTGGCTGCTTGTTGTGTGGGTTGCCCCAGACATCAACACGCCACCCATAGTGTGCGTTTCTCCCGTGTACAAACTGCCGTCTGGTAGATAGTAAGCCATTGGTTATGCCTTCCGTACAATACGTGCGTTCATGCAAAAGTGATGTTGTTCAAATCTTTCGACGTCAGATGCTTCGACCTTGTATTCAAGGCGACCGCTTGTGAAGTTTCTGATCGGATTAATGCCAGCGACGGGAAACATCGAAGGCTCTTTTTCTCTACTTTCAAACCAAACAAAGTCGTCTGACTTCTTTGCTGGCTCTTGTTCCCATGCTTCGTTTACGTCTGGTGTGCTAGGGTCGTCTGACTTAAATGCACCTGTCTTAGTTCTGGCGCGTTTTCTTGTGGGGGCTTTTTTCTCAGCCATTGATTATCTCCAAAAGGTTAAAGGGGCGCAGTACGCCCCTTCATTATCGTTTATTAGGACAAGATAGTCGTCCTTATGATCTGGAGTTCCAGCCTTTAACATATGCGTGAACTTTGTCTTGCAAGAGTTCTAAACCACACTCGGTTAGATACTCGTGCTTGACGCTGTCAGCATCAGGTGACTGACGATTTTCCAATAGTTGTGTGTCACGACCTTCTAGGTAGCGATATGACAAGTATGGGAAGTCTACGATCACCATTGCGTTCTTCATATGATCAAGCTGACGGAACTGCGGATGCAGATGAACCATTAAATCACCAGCGAACGTGGTGTATTTAATTAAGTTCACCCCGTAACTGCCTTCAACTGAAGTTGGCTGCCACCGATCTTTACCCATTTGCTGTAGCTGGTTAGCAACTGTTTCACCTACGAAAGCAATCTTTTGGTTGCTTCCATATTTAAACACAGTTGACATTAACAGACTGTCAAAACCTTCTTCAGACATTTTACCAGCAGATGCGCCACCATAGGAAGCGTAATCAGTAGTGATGTCCACAACGTTAGTTAAGGAGTTGACAAGACCGCCAGTGTAGCGTGTAGGTGCGCTAGATGAGCCGTTTGCTTCATGCTTGTTCCCAAAAAACATTGCTCGCTCGATGTCGGACATATGTAATTTAAGAGCTTTAGTCATGCTCTCATCCATCTTGTCCCCAGTACGCAAGTAAGTTGAACTTAACGTATTTGAGACTTGGAAGGCTGTACGAAAAATTTGTGTGTAGTTCGATACAACGCTTGCGTCGAATGAGATTGCTGTTGGTGATGATGCACCTTCAGCCGCTGCATAACCAGACACAAAAAGCTTTGCGTTGTCGGCAATCTGGTGAGTCGTGCCGCCAATATTACGAGTTACAGTCAGCGTTGTTGCTGTTGTATCCGCAGTTGCCTGCATGACTTCGCCAGTTGTCTGGTTGATGATAATAGAACCACTGATTGCAAACTTGTTGTCGTCGCCTGCATCGATAGTGATTGATGTGGTTGATGTAGAGGCTACTGCTCCGTTAACCGTTAAAACACGGTCAGGAAGTTCGTCTCTAAAGTTTTTGTACTCTGGATCGTCTGTACTCTCAGACGAACCCATAGACAACAATGCGTTAAGAGGCGCATTGCCGTTTGGTTCTAACAGGGTGAAAAGCTCCCTGTAGTTCTTTGGACGGAAATCAGATGAGAACTCGCCTGATCCGCGCATACCTTGAATTGCAGCCATGATAAAAACTCCTTTGGCTTGGTGTTGCGATAAATTTTCTCAGGTGAGCGTTACGGAAATACCATCGTGTTGCTCGATAAGTCGATCTGGCCGTAGCGAGAACGTGTGACTCAAAGGCAGAATAGTAACGAGATGACTACAAGTCGTCCTTTTAGATTATTTTTTCTTCCAACTTATACGTTTACTGCTCGTTTTTTTACGGGCGTTGCTATTGCACTGCGCTTTAGTTGGGCGACAGGCTGGGTAAGACTTACGTTTTTCGCCCTTCTTACGACCGCATGGCTTGCCTGTCTTACAGTCAATCCATCCTTTGCCTTTGTTTCGGCCAAACCATTTCTTTAGACTGTCGCTTGCCATTACTTTTTCTTTTTAGATTTATTGCCCCAGTTCTTTGCGCCAACCTTGCGGCACTTAACTAGAGCGCCAGATGCGTATGCTGACGGCCAGACTTTGTACCTTGCCTTTACTTTACTGTAGCAAGCATCTTTTTTAGCTGTTTTCTTTTTCTTTTTTGCAGCCATTACTTCATTGCACAAGGACAGGTCGGGTGTTTCATGTTACCCGACCGTGTCTTCTTGGCGACCTTTCGTGTCATGGGGGACTTCATTTTATTTTTTCTTTTTCTTTTTAAGAAAAGCTGGCTTTTTTTTGACTGACTTTTTCATTCCACGCATTGAAAACATCCCTTCTGTTATTGATGTATGCCATGTCCTCTTTCGAAAACGATTTATAGTATCCAGTCTTGCGAAGCTTGTTCGATGCCCTCACAAGATGCTCCAATGATTGCACAAGAATAAGTGCGTAGTCGTCCTCTACGATGCCTTCAAACGCTGGTGTCATTGCATTTTCTTCACTGTCTGGATGGAAGCCCATAAGCCAAATACCAAAGTGATTTTTGTTTTGATCTTCCAGCCAATCGTTAAACTCGTCTGGCGTCATTTGCTCGTAATCGAGCCAAGCAACGATGTGGACGAGCTTGTCTGTAGGGTCGGAGGCAGCTTTAATTTCTACCACTGGGTCAAGGCTAAAGACCAAATGAAGTAGTACGTTGTTTTTAGCCCATGCTTCTTTTGCAAAAGGGCAGGCTGGAAGACCCCCGAAAATTTCGAGTGGTGCTTCTATAGCTTCTTCAGACCATTTAAGTATTTCTTGAACAAGGTCTTTATATTCCATCAACACTTCCAGCGTCTACGCGCAGCGCAGATGCGTTTTTTAGGTGTTTTACTGCATGAGATATTGTGCATTTTCATCTGACCAGCAGAACGAGAGCAGTAAGATGACTTACGTTTACCACCGCCTGGTTGGGGTGCTTTAAGTTTAGAGCCGCAAGCTTTATTGTATTTAGCCCTGCCTTTAGCTGTTAGACCAGCGCCTTGTGATGCTGGTTTCTTTTCTCCCTTTTTTACTGAGAGGGAAACATTGCAACGCTTTTTCTTCTTTGCAGCCATATATCTTTCCTTAAAAAAATGCTCCCCCGAAGGGGAGCTAGTTGGGAGCAGAACTATGAAAGCCCCTTGTTTGCCATAGCCTTAGAGGCAAATTCATCAAAGCGAGAGGGTTGAGGCGTCTCTCCTACTGGCCCTGATGTTGGTGTCGAGCCGAAAGAACCTGTCATTGCCTGTCGTCTTTTGGCAATATTCATAATTCTTTCCATCTCAGGACTGTTAAGATTGTTTTTAAAGTCAGTCATAACTCTAAGCGTTAGACTTGGATTGATAAAATCTTCCATTGTGTAACCGCGCTCCGCAGCAAATGCCATAAATGGCTCTGCTTGTTCGTCTGGAATGTTAAGGTGTTGCTGAACACGGTCTACGTTTGTTGCGATTGTTTTTTGAATGGCATCTACTTGAGCGTTCTCGGATTGTTGAACGCCAGCTTTTGCTGCATCTGCTACCCCTTGAGACTGAGCAAGTACCGCTTGAAGAAGCTGCTGTGTTTGGCCTAGTTGCTTTTGCATTGCTGCCATTGTCTGGCCTTGTCCAGTAGCGCCTGCCATCATTTCTTTGTACAGAGGAGGAAGTGTAGCGGCGTTGTCTTTCTCCCATTTCGCCATTGCTGCATCCATATCTTCGGGTGGAGGAGCGTCTCCAGACTTTTCTCCTTTTGTATTTCCCAATGTCGGATTGGATGATTGCCCTTTAATTAGAGCGTCTAGCTTATCTGCTACTTGTTTGCTCGATGCGTTGGGGTTCGCCTTCATTAACTTTTCAGCCAGATTGAAGATTGGCGACATCTGCATATGCTTGTGGTTGAGGGCAGCATAGCGATCCATCGTCGAGCTTATTTGTTTTGCGCTGAGTTGTTTGCCGTTAATATCATACGTGATAGCTTCAGCATCCATCTTGTCAGCTTCAGTATCAGGACTTCCCTTTGCGGAGGCTTTATCCTCGGCTGAGTCCTTTGCTTCTGGTGCAGGCGCGGCTTGTTGCGGCACTTGCGGTTGTACGCCCATTTGTTGAGACGCAATCTTATCGATTGCTGCTGCTGCTTGTTGGGGGTCTTGAGGTTTTGCCATAATAACTCCTTATACCTCGGCCATAGCGGAGGCGGCTTGTGTGTGATGTCATTATGGCTGAGTTTATGTAGGGTTGTCGTCCTTCTGACCGAGCGCAATTTCACTTTCAATCTTTGATCTCAGACGAGCTGGTATGTCGAGCAAAGCTTTTGCCGCAAAGATGCTGCCCCTGCGAAAATTAATCTCGTCTAGCGTCATGCTTGGGTTTTCTGCAATAGCCATAGCAGATGAGACAATCTCATCTTCCATAACTCTACGAATAACAATCCAACCCTTCGACTTAACAAGGGTCTCGATTGCAGCCAGTTCTGCTTTTGGGGTCACTTCTTGCGGCTACTCTTAGCTTTGCCAGCCATTACTGCGCCGTGTCCTTTTTTACCAGACGACGTTTTGTGCGGTATGCTGCCCATGTACGGCTTAAAGTTTGGTTGCTTACCCATATGTTCCTCCTTTAATTGCACTGCAAGGATACACTATTATTTTTCTACTATCGTCCTTCTATAAGACGATCTATTTTTGCGTCTAATGCGTCCAGACGATCCATGAGCCTAGACATGTCGTGATTGACTTCTGCCTTTGTAACGTACTCTTTTGCCATTTCCTCACGGGTACGGTTCAATAATATCTGCAAACGCTTTTGCTCCTCAATATAGCTACGCACTGTCCAGACAAGTAGACCAAGAGCGGCGGTTAAAACGCTGCTCCATATGATCTCCACTTGCATTAGCTTGGCTTTGTCGGCCAGTCGTCATCTTCTAGATACGGCCAGTTAGAGTGCGTTGGTAAATCTCTCAGGGCGGTGCGGTAAGCTGTTTGCTCGGAGGTCATAGTTCTGTCTGACACAGCCCACCAGTCTGTTTCCTTTAAGCGTTCGCTTCGCTCTCTACGCATTTTGTCTGACCATGCAGCGTCTGTTTCTGCTTGGTAAGCTGCCTCTTGTTCTTCTTTAGTGCCTAACTCGTCATCATCGGCAAACATATCTACTAAATGCCACGCTTCAAGCCACTGCCCATTACTGTCTTGTACTGCACCATTTCTTTCAGCCCTTTTAAATCTAGGAATATCTGATGGCGGTGGAGGCGGTTGATTTAAAATTGGGTCTACATTTAAATCATCGTAAACAAATTCACCCCAAACCTTTGGAAACGACTTGCCAGCATTTGCCGCTAGTAACTGGCTTTTCGTTTTTATTTCGCCTGTTGTTCTATCTCTATATCGATCCATCAGTTTACACTCCTTGCAACTTAACTTGAGATTGCATAATAAATATATGTTTTCCCAGAGACTGATAATTTGTTATCGTAATTATTCACGGTAAACCCACTACTGTAAGGGTCTATATAATCATAAACATCGGCAGAACCTGTGGAGTCTAAACGAAATCCTGTCGTATTTCCTGAGACAATTCCTGTCCCCCCACCAAATGTCCAATAACTACTATTATTATCTAGCTCTTTAATTAAGACGAATTTTGCAGCGTTTGAGAAACCGCAATCTACGTTTACGCTGCTATTGTTTCCTGTATATCGGCCCATCTTGGTAATGCCACTTACTTCTCCAAACAAATACGCTACATACTCTCGTCCAGAAAAACCTGTCTCTCCAGACCCCCCAACTGAAAAATGTGTTGCAGTTGGCGCTGTGTCATTCCATGAAACATCTCTATCGTAAGGGCCATAATCGGTGTCCAGAAAAAGCACGTAGTCTTCTGGGGCTGTTAAGTCCATGCTTTTGTGATAGATAGAAGGGTTCGATGAATGTGTTGTGCTTTTCACGAGCATCATGGCAGGGGCTGACCCTAGATTATGCGGAATTTGTTGAGCAGAACCTGTGCCGCTATAGGTCACAATATCGAAGGCATGTCTCCACCTTTTCCACATAAAAGTAGCGTAAGGATTTCCGAGAGTATTTGATAAGCCATCATGGTTATCCCAACGAATTGTAGGTGATCCATCTACTAAACCGCCTGTCCCATCGATGTTAAACCTTCTTCTACCAAATAGCCTTGTATATAATCTTGTATTAGAACCACTTGTTGATTTGGTAATAAACATATCTGGCGCAAACCCTGCGGTTACAGTTTGCGTGTAATAGTTTGTATAAGTGTCATTATCTACTTCGAAGAATTGGTCTGAAGATGTAAGCGTTGACTCGCCACCTGATCTAATTGCTATGTAGTTAAAAGTGCTGCCATTTACGTTCCAATGTATTGTGCTACTACCAGAACCAACTACCTTAAAACCTCTACCTGTAGGCACAACATATTGGTGTTCAATTGATGTCCCTGCATTAAATGCCAAGTCGCGTGTCTTTGTTGTGGGGCAATCATGGAAACCTATAGCATCGGCAATCATATTAATGTTTGAAGTAGAGTTCTGATTTTTAACTAATAAAAATGATGGATGCTATCCGAGATCATCTTCTACATCAGACGTACTTCCAGTGTATGATCCACATGCAATTTTACCAGTGCCATCATTATCTAAGCCATTTGGGTCATTTGCAAAACACCATATAATATAATCTTTATTAGTACCGTTAACATAAGCATGATCGTTTAGCGTAACGTGCGTGTCATTAACGCTAATCATGTTTGTCATTGTAATTGGGGCTTGGACATTTGGGTTTGTCTGCATTCTGTAGACTGTATTGGCTGCAAGGTCTTTATGCCAAAACATAGCATTCATACCTTCTATATCATTTTTGATAAAAATAGCACCTACTTCACAGCCTAAACCATGTGCAATTTTTCTTCCAGTTGTTCCATCCCCTGCATAAACTTGTTCTGAATAAAATCGACCAGACGTTCTAAGCACAACATCTAAATATCTATTATATGTACTGTTTTGCTGCCAAGCTGAAGTATAGCTATGCCCATTAGTTCCAAAAGTCATATAGTTGCCAGAGTAGTACTTGCTTCCGTAAGAACCTGTAAAATCAAAGCGTACTGTAGTGCCTGGTATACTGCTACTGCGAGGCCAAAAAGCTTCATTTCTAAGCACATTGTAATCAGTTGACCCAAATGCCCAACCTTTTGCATATGCTCTAGAAAGTACTGCGCCTGTATTGTTAACGGTATCTATGCCTGTTGTGAAAGTCCTATTAGCGTATGTACCGTTTCTGACAAATTGAGTAAATGTTTGGTCGAGAGGAGCTATCTCATGGGCATCTTCTCCAGCCCCTGCCGCACCCATTAACATTTTTTTTAAGTTAACCATACTCTATTCCTATGCGGCTGCGTCTACTGCAAGTGCGCCATACCAAGTCGTGCCACCGTCTCTAGTTTGGAAAACGTAGATGTCTGTCTCGCCACTTGCAGGAGCGTCTGGGGCAGTTCCCCCTGCAAACTTCACTGTTTGATTGGTTGTAAAATCTACTGTGCCACCGTTTCCAGTTAGTTCGAGGATAAAACCTACTAAATAGCCTGATATTGCACCACTAAATGTAAAAGTCGTATTGCCTGTCATAGTTAGGCTGAACATACCGCCAGAAGTTACATTACATGTTGGCGTTGTTCCTGATAAGGCATCATAATCTTCGTTTAAAGCACTATTTGTTAAAAACACACCTGATGTGCCAATACTCATTTCTTGACCACCACCAGCAACAAACACCATACCATTATTGTTAAACTGAAAGTATGTATCGGTATCACCTTCGTGATACATTCTGTTTGCCATATAAATATTATCGGCTGTAACGTTACCGTCTACATCCAGATTGCCGTACATGTTAACAGCGCCATTACCAGCCACTTTAAACCGTGGATAGTAGGCACTGTTATAATAGATGGATACGCCAAACAAGGTTTCGCTGCTGCTAGTGTCGCTATCCCCTAAAACAAGATACTGAGTCATAGTACCTTGTAGGTTTTTCATTACGCTTGCATTATCGTGCTGATACGTGAAGCCACGCCCATCTGCATAATCTTGCCCTAGTTCAAGATAGTTATCATTACTAATGTCACCTACTTGTAAGGCATGATCTTCTACCGCTACATGCGTAAAAAAAGTGGTGTAATTACTATCAATTTGTGCTCTTTCCGCACCGCCAACAAACATTTCTATAGTACCGTTCGTTTTGTTGCCTTGGATAGCTGGCCTGTTAGTACCACCGCCCCAACCAATATAAACATCATTAGCAAAATCTATTGTGCCATTAAAAGTTAAATTACCTGTGGCTGTATCGTCTGCATCACTTCGTAAATAACTAGAGCCTTGCACACCATCTAATGTATCAGCATCTAGGCCAGAGCCAGAGCCATCTGTTAAACTTGTCCAAACAGTTTCGTAATTGCTTGTAGACCCTTTGGCATACATCAAGTTATTGTTGCTTGTATCAACAAATACTTTGCCTTTTTCTCCAGAAGTATTGCTAAACTTTACACTAGGCCAAAATGAAGCATGATTGCGTATGACTTCTAACTGTTCACCCCACTCATCAGACTTAGCAATTATAGCAGGGTCAGTGCCAGTAGCTACAGTTATAGTTCCTGATGCACTGTCAGCAGCATCACTGCGGAGGAAGCTGCTTGCATGAAGGCTGTCTACTGTGTCTGCATTAATGTTTAACGCATCGATGTCTGATTTCGTCTGATCGGCTGTAGCGTTAGCTTCGATTGCATTTAGCTTCGTATGATCTGCATCTGTGAAGACATTGCTATCGGTTGCACTTTCTACTAACGCCCTGATTTCAGCCGCTGTTTGGTCGGCAGTAGCTCCACTTTCAATTCCATTGAGCTTCGTATGGTCTGCGTCTGTAAATACGTTACTGTCGGTTGCGCTTTCTACGAGAGTTCTTATTTCTGCGGCTGTCTGATCGGCGGTAGCGTTAGCTTCAATACCGTCTAGCTTTGCACCGTCTACCGAAAGGTCTCGACCATCGACCGTCTGTGTGCCTGAGAATGTAAGGTTGCCTGTTAGCTGACCGCCCGTAAGGGCGAGGAAGCCAGACCCTGCCGTTACGCCACCCTCCCAAGCAGAACCAGTCCAGACTTTTAGGATGTTGCTGGTTGTGTTGTAGAATAAGTCGCCTTCGTCATTGTTGCTTGTAGGGTCGCTTGAGCCAATGCGGTACTTGTCTGCAAAGTCGTTAACAGAATTTATATTTGTTGCTACTGTGTTTACGTTGGCTATTGAACCGCTAACAGTATTAACGTTTGTGATAGAACCGCCAACGTTGTTTACATTTGATATTGACCCAGCAACCACACTTAAATTGTTGCTCGATGCAGTAATGGTGTTACCCATCGCGTTGCCGTGAGCTGTACAGTAATATCTTAACGAAGACGGCGCATCAGACGGCACTGCAAATGTCACGGTAGCGCCAGACGACCCTGCTGTACCGCTAGACGTTACGCCTGATGTGTACGCATTGCCTGATCCATCTTTAAACGCCAACGGATGGCCGCTGTTTGAGCTGTCGGATAAGTCGAACACATAAGTATTTCCGCGCACTAACGCCAGCGTTGGGTTGTTCACACCGTCGATGACAAATACGTTTTGACCACTAACGTTTGCCACGGTGATAGTGTACGTTGTGCTACCTGTTAAAACACTAGCTAATGAGTTAATGTTACTGATATTCGTCGCATTTGTGTTGACGTTACTAATGTCTGTAGCGACTGTTGATATTTTAGATGACCCACTGCTTAAATCAGTACCCACTGTATTTACGTTGGCAATTGATCCGCTGACAGTGTTTAGAGCTGACACGTTGGCTGTTGTCGCCATTGTGTTAAGGTCTGAAACAAAGTCTGATGTGGCGAGCTGGTTCAAATCAGCAACGATGTCATTGGTCGCCAAAAGGTTTATGTCAGCTACAATATCAGTTGTAGCAAGCGTGTTAAGATCACTGACGATGTCTGTCGTTGCCAAGGTGTTTAAGTCTGCAACGATGTCTGAAGTTGCTAATAGGTTTATGTCGTTAATGACGTCTGTGACTGCAACCTGATTAAGGTCGCTTACAAAGTCAGACGTAATAAGACTTGCTTTACCAGCAACTGCTGTAATGTCAGACGAGATGCCAGCCAAGGTATTCATGTTGGTGACGTTGGTTGATGTGCCTAAGACATTCATATCGTTTACGACGTCTGCCGTTCCGAGTGTGTTCATGTCTGATATAACGTCTGCCACTGCAAGAGTGTTCATATCTGCAATGACGTCTGTCGTTGCGAGGAGTGCCATGTCTGCCAATACATCGGTTGCAGCCAGAGCTGTGACAGATGAGCTTACGCCTGCGACTGTCGATACGTTTGATGAAATGCCTGATACAGTCTGGATATGACTAATGTTGCCCGAAACGGCTGTTACGTCGGGATGTGTTGCCCAGTATTTTGCAGAATAGTTTGTGCCGTCTACCGTGCCGCCTGTCTTGGTTGCCCACTCTTTGGCTGCGCCACCTGTTGATGAATTGGTTACGCCTGTGCCTCCGATTGCCCACGCTTTGGAAGAGTAGTCAGTTGAGGAAACTATTCCGTCTGTTTTGATCGCCCAGTCTTTTGCTTCTGATACGTCTACTATCTTGTCTGTGTTTGAAGATGCGATGACCGCCGCTTCGTCTGCGAATGTTGTGCCGCTTGTCAGGCCGTGGACAATGTAAACGTCCTTGTTTGTCAGAGTAAGGAGGTCGAAGTTGTTGTAGGTCGTTGAAGAGTTAAATGCGCCAGTGATTTTGAAGAATGTTGTAACGTCTGTCCAGCTTGTATTGGAGTTAGCAAATTGACCGACGCGCACTTGGATTTTGTCTGTGGTCGTGTCAAATCTAAACTGGAAGTTGTCTGAGCGGAAGACGCCAGTGCTTGTGTCAAACATGTCGTCTAGCAAGTCGCTAAGTTGACGGTTGCCTATCTCTGCCGCCTCTAGGTAAGTGTCGAGTACGTGCTCTCCAGTCTTTGCGGATACAAAGCGGAGCTGTTCGCCTGTTGGTGCTGTAATTGCCATTAGTCGTAATACCCCATGTCTTTCATCAACTTGATTAGTTTCGATTTAGTAAGAGCGTACTTATCGGCGTCTGCTGGTTTGGATTCTGCTTCCAGCAGTTCTTTGACTTGTGCTTGTAAGCTAAGTGATTGAACCTCTAGCTTTTCGATACGCTCTTCAAGCGCTTTGATTAGTGCGCCTGATCTCTCCTCCAATACGTCTGATGCGGCTTCAACATATGCTCCGACCGTTGCGTCAACTCTGTCTCTTAGTGCGTCTCTCTGTACTACGCTCATCGCTGTGCTCCTTGTCGCATTGGCACAAGGTTGCCCTTCTGCACTTCATTCTGAATGTCGTCTTGTGGTTTTACAGATGCGCCACGCATCTTTTCCATTAAGGCTAACTGCTGCGATGGGCTTGGCCCATTGGCTTGTAATTCCTGTTGTGAGATGCGAAAGCGGTCGAGGTCTGTAATACCCATTGCACGAATGGCTTCTTCGGCAATCTTGCCAGCGTTGTACTCCATGTTAAGACCAGTTTTCTGCATGATCTGGAGCATGTTCATCCATGTCTCTGCATTTCTGGTAGGTTCGAGAGGAAGTGTTCCGTCTATGACGAGGTAGTCGATGTCGCCCTGTAGGTCTTTGGCTACTTCGTAATCGAGGTATCCATCTTCGACGATGGACGAAAGTTGCGTTGGCATATTGTCCTGATCGATCTTAATCGATCCTTCGAGCGAGAGGCTGTCCTGTATGTTCGCCGTCATCATTCTGACCATTGGCCGTATTGTGGTCGCAGACATGATTCTGGATATGACTCCGAGGCGCTGAGAGCCTAGCTGAGTGAGCCTTTGAATCTCTGTTGCAGTTCTTATCCCGTCACTGGTTGGCATACCCTGCTGGGCATCTGAGGCGGCTGAGACACGCTGCTTGAAATCAGCCATTGCTGCGATGTCATTGAAGTGTCCTCGTGTGACGTCTGGCACTTGCGCGATGAAGACACCGTCCCCTGGCTTTGTTCCAGGCAATGTTCGGACAACGCCCCACGGGTTTCTGTCGATAAGGTCAGGTACAGAGACTTGGGTGGGGTCTACGAAGATCAAATTGTTGAGGGCTGCCGACACGTTGTCGATGCGTGATCGGAGCAAGTAGGTTGCGATGTCGTGCATCGGAAGCAAGAGATCGTAGAGGGATTGACCGTATGTCTTGTGAGTGTCTTGGTAAAGACCGCCGATTGCGACAGGGAACTGCTGACCGTATGGGTTTAGCTGGAAGCGGATGACGACGTTCTCATCAAGGATTGTAATGACAAAGAAGACCTGTTCGATAGAAGGAACGCCAATTTCGTGGCCTGCCATTCGAACCCAAGTCTCGTCTACAATGCGAGCATCGCCCAGTGTGAAGTAGGCGTGGTCACTGCGCTCGCGCTGGTGAGGTTGAGCTGGATCGATTGAAAGGCCACGCCCCTCTTCTTTGTGCCAATGGTGAGCATTCCAAGCGTTTCTGGGAGGAGACAATTTATGTCGAAGCGCAGGGAACATCTTTAGCTTTGGATAAAGGCCAGAGTAGAGGAGCGTGTTGTATGAGCAATAATCGGAGAAGACTATGTACTGCATATTGTCCCAGTCACCCCAGTTGACACGGGGGTCTGGAAAAACTCTTCGAGGATCAAAGTTAATGATGTGGTTTTGATTGCTTTTTGCGTCCCACACTACTTTTGTAGGCGCAAATCCGTAGCGGATGCTGTCCAGCAGCATCTGCGCCAGACGAGCTTCGCCTGCTGTACGGCGCATTTGTTGGTGTAAGACACGTTCGAGGATCATTGCAGACTGGCGTGACTTTCTGTTGAGACCTTCGAGCTGGAACATCGGGTTGCGGCCAGAGAGGGCTGCCATCATGTAGGTGAGGACAGTGTCTGCTATGGCGCGAGTGTCAGCTATAACTGCTTTTTCGCGGTAGGTTGTGGCGTCTGGGGGAACATAAACGTCGTGAGCGCGGTCTGCTTCTTTCCAGTGGTCGTAACGTTTTGATATTTTATAATATGACATATCGACCATAGACTTGACGTAGTCTACGATTTTACGCTCTTGTTCTTCGTCCAAGAGGTGAGAGATGTCTTCATAGTTCGTAAGTTGATCCGCAAATTGCGATAAATCTACGACGACCCCTTCGTTAGGGCCAGACATGTATTCCGATTGTCTGTAAGACTGTTGTGTTCCAGAGTTTGCCATACGTTAGTTGTACCTTCATTTAAAATAGTCGTCGTCCTATATAGCTCCCCATCCAGCCCATTTAGCTTTTGCTTTTGTGATTTGCGCTGATAAGGACTTGCCGAACGACTGATCGATGTCTTTGACGTTGTTAAGAGATTGCGATGCGTCACCGTGCAGAGCGAAATCTTCGGGGGATACTGACGTGCGAGAGAGGATGTCTATCGCCATTGTTGCTGCGTCTACTTGGTCGTCGTGGTTGCCGTTGGGGAATGAGACGCTTTCGTCGATGAAGGCGTCGAGCCATTCGGCTTCTTCGGGGAGGTAAACACGACCACCTTGGATGAGGGGGAGGATAGAGTTTACACGGGCGACCTTGTCTGTGTTGACCTTGTAGGGAATGACAGACATGCCTGACTGGCGCTTGAGTTCTTGGATGAGGGACTGACCAGAGGCTTTGTCTTCGATGTACATTGCGCGAAGGCCACGACCGCGCCAGCGGTTGTTGAGTTGGATCAGGCGTTGCTTGAGTTCGGGGAAGTCGTACTTGCCTCGAAGGATGGAGACAATGTAGATGTCACCGTTTCTGTCGAGACCAGCGACGACGGCGACTGAGTAGTCAGCGGTTTCTGTTTTCTTGAAGGCTGTGTCGCAAGCAATGACGAGTGTCTGGAAATTTTCTGGCGAAAGATCGGCTGGATATTTCTGCCACCACTCTGTGCGGATGATGTTACCGCCAAGGATGTAGGGTGTTTGCTGGTAGAGGGATGCGAACTCTCTGGGGTTGAGGCGTTCGCGGCGCTTGAGGTCGTCTAGTGAGAAACGTTCTGGCCAGAGGGCTGCCTCCTCTTCGAGGTAGATGCCGCGCTTGCTTGGGTTGTCTGGGAGCTGTCCAGCCTCAACGTACATCGGGTGGTCTTTGGGGAGATGACGGCGATTTGTTTTTGTTTTGGCTTTTACTGTTTTGATTGCTGGGAAGTTGATGTGCTTCCAACGTCCTTCCGACCAGTCTTCTGTTTCTTGGAGACGGCCAGCTAAGTCGTCTGGATGCCAGCGTGTGAGAATTACGATTTGTTTGGGGGGTGTGCCGTTTTGCTGGGGCTGGAGACGGGTGGCGAGGGCAGATGTGTAGTAGTTCCATGTACGATTGCGCTGGGTCATGCTCTCAGCGTCTTCGCGTGACTTGATGGGGTCGTCTACGAGGAGAAGGTTTGCTGGACGACCAGAGGTCGTGCCGCCCACACCGACAGCGAAGTATGCGCCACCGTGTTCGGTGCGCCATACTTCTGCGGATCGGCTGTCTTTTGAGAGACCGAAGTCGGGGAAGGCTTGGTTGACGGACTTTTCTTCTACGACTGTACGAACTTGGCGACCGAAGTCGATTGAGAGCTGGGAGTTGTAGGAACAGGACATCACAAAGCGCGTCGGGTCTCGCGCCATGAAGTAGGAAGGGAACAGAACTGTGCCGAACGTGGATTTTGCGTGGCGTGGCGGCATGGTTATGAGAATATTGTTCGTGCCGAGCGTCCCTTTTTCTAGTTGGTCGAGGGCGTCGATAAGTTCGAGCTGGAAATCTGCAAGTTTCCAGTCTGGATAGTTTAATTTTACGAAACCAAGGAACGTATCTTGGGCGTCTCGCAGTTTAAGGAGGTATTTTGCGGCCTCGCGCTGTGATGTCGTAGCCATTAGTTGCTGCGACGGCGCATTTGGCGTGCCATTTCTATGTCAAAGGCCGCTGTGGGGGACAATACTGTCTTGGACATGATGCCTGCGAGGTGATCGCGTACCGCAGCAGCCTTTTTGTGGTCTGGTACGGAGCTTAAATCTAGCTCAGACATGGCTTTTCCAAACTCATAGAGCGAAATACGGGAGGGAATGGCCTCTGCTTGCTTATTGACTATCTTCATCTGTGATTACCTCTGCATCTATTGCATCAATTCCAGCGGCTATGCGTTCTAGTTCTTCGCGTGACATGTCGATGACGTTCTTGTCAGACGTTTCAAGATGAACGCTGGAAGATTTTAGGTCGGGTACAACCTTATTAAGGAGAGCGGAGAAGACACGGGCTTGTGTCGGATTCCAATCTACTGTGCCAAGGATAACTTCGTTGGCTATGCTTACGTGCTCTTGCATGAGGCCAGCGATTTGGCCTCTGATGTGAGCGGTTTGTGCAGGGGATAAAGTGTGCGCCTTTGCGAGCGCCATAGTTTTTGCCATTTTTTTCAAGCTCGGTAATTTTTTTCTACATTCTAGCGAACAAACATTGCTTCCGTCGTCCTTGGGTCTCCATGCGTAGAACCTTGCTTTGCAGACGGGACATGTTGCGTTGGGATTTCTTTTCTGACGTTTCAATTTTTGCTCCGATTACTCGTGTGGGTGGAGAGTGGCGACCGCGACGTGATCGGCGGGGGCGACCCTCCCCCCCCTCGCGCAGAGGCGCTTTCCGAAGGAACTTTAGATAGTGCCGATTTTTTCGGTTTTCTTTCAACATGCATAGGAGACACACGCATGCCATTCGCAACAAACGCCCCATCCATCAAGGACATGATCGCAGCCCTAGACGCAGGCACAGCTACACACGACGAGGTCGCCAAAGTCGCGGCTGATCGCCTAGCCCGTGAGGGCAAAGGCGACGCATGGTACGCACGATACGCAGCCCTCGCAGCGCGTTGCGCCGCAGGCGAAACCGCGACCGTCGAGGAGATGTTCCCCACGAAAGCGCCCAAGGCTGCCGCGCCTGCGAAAGCCGCGCCTGTGGGCGACACGAGCTGGAAGTCAGCGACCGAAGCCTTGCTCGCGGTAGCGCCTAGCGCGTCACCAGCGCAAGTCGCAGCGTTCGTAAGCAAGCTCATTCGCGCAGCATCATAAGCGCACGTAAGACCCAGCGCCTTCGGGCGTTGGGTTTTTTTTTGTGTTTTTTGTGGGAGAACAGCCATGAATTTACGTCAACTACTGCACAAACTACTGCACATCACCGCTACCACGTTGTTTTTACACGATAAAAACACCCCTGTAAGGGATGCGGTCATGGATTTTGGTGCAAAACGTTTCGATTTCATCCGCTCACGGCTCTCCACAATGACCTCACAAACTACTCGTCCAAACATTTCAACAACTTACCAGACGACGCATTTTTGTGTCGTCCCTGAGATACAGGAGGAAAACTCGCATGGCTTCAGCTCATGTCAGACGACGTCGTCTACGTCGCAACTCGATCATCTCTCACGTCTTCGACGTCACGATGGCAACCTTCGGAACAGCGTTCATTGCGCTGCTCATAACGTGGCTCATGATCAACTGGATCACTGGCTGCGGCGAGGTAACTCGCACCATCGACGGCAAAATCATACAGGGCGAATGCGTCCTCGTACCGTGGAGGAGCTAATCATGGACGATTTGCTCATCTACTTCACGAAACTGCAACTGCTCGATCCCGACTTTGACGGGGAGCAGCCAGACGAGATCAGCGATCTCGAAGCCAAGCACATCGGCAGCGATGACGGTGTGAAACTACCACTTCAAACCCTAGCGGAGGATAAGCGCATATGAAGCAAGTAAATGTGTATCGCAATAACGACGACAGCTTTCACGTTGAAGTCACAGACTGCCCAACCGTAGCCGATTGGGTCGATAACGACGCCAAGGTCAAACTCGTAGACGAAATCAACGATCTCCCATGTGAAAGGTCGGCTGACCTTCTCGCACAGTACTTCTGCGTCAAGCACGGTCTGACTGGTTACACATCACAAACCCACAAATTGTGAGCATCTGGGTCAGCCCCGTGTGGGCTGACTACACATGCAACACAACAGAGAGGAGTAACGCATGACAATACCATCAAAAGTAATCTCGAAAGAAAACCGCGAAGCATTAGCGAAAGCATTGGCAACCATCGCAATGAAAGACCAGTTTGCTGTAATACGAAGCCACCTCATCAAGGCCAGCGATGCAGTCTTACCACTTTACGACCAAGTTATGGACGAACTCGAAGGCGCATCGCCAATGATACGCCAGTTTGTTTCTTGCGGTACAGCAGACGACATAGACTTGTCCGAGGATTATCGATACCCATTAAAATCGGTGAAGGACAAGATCGTATATGAATACAACTCCAAGGCTTGGGTTGATGAAGTATTAGACAACAGCGACGTCAACTATCCGACGTCTTGTTTCGACCTTCCAGATGATAGCGAGAACAGACCCGACTGGTTAGAAGACATACTCGAAGAAACAAGAAACAAAGTCGTTTGCACATACGACCCGTTCCGTTTCTGGTCACTCAATTATCTGGAAATGTTAAGCAACAGATATGTTAAAGGGAGATACAATAACTCGATCTCGTTAACCAAGACACAATGCAGCATGATACGTGGGGCAATCGAAGAACTTGCCAAGGCGAACATTCACTCAAGCTGGCTTCAAACAGCGTACAATAAACTAGCCAATGAGATTGAGGAGAACATCACCGAAGCGCGCACTACGAGGAATCTCGTAGAGGCATGGCCTGAGTGTGAGCCTCTGCTCGAATACTTGTACCCAACTGGCTCTTCCTCAAGCGTTGAGACACCGCTCGGCAACATCGTCTTGCGTCACGTCCAAGCATTACCGTCACCACAGGAGGCAGCGTAATGGCAATAATCACAAACAACCCGACCGCATATGACGAACAATCATGGCTCATAGCAGTATGGTCTGCGCTCAATCATTGGCGCTCTCTCGCGCTCGAAGAGGGCGACCCAACCGACGAGAAAGATTGGGACGAAGTGTGCTCAAGCATGGCGTGGATCACCGAAGAACTCGGCTACAAAATAGACGAGGACGGCGACTACGTCCGAAATCTCGACCATGAACGGAGAGAACCGTCGATAAGCGATGAACTGCGGAGGGACGAGGAGGATTGGTGTCAAGCATGTGAGGACGGTACTTGCCCAGAACTCGCAGAGGAGGCAACGTAATGGGGTTCTTTTCATGGCACACAACTGACACAGACGAACCAATCTGGAACGTCCACACGGGTAAAAACAAGACGGTCTACATGATCGACAACAAGGGCAACTCGTGGAAGGAGGAAGAGTACGACGGCTACGGTGAGTTCGGTGGCAAAGACTACTTCGAACTGCTCGCAGAGATGAACGGTCTAGAGAGCTGTCGTTCTCAGGGTATTGCGCTCGTCCATCACGAACCACCCAAGCCGTACTTCGCTCCCAATTTTGTGACATCACCAAAAACTAGATGGCGTTACGCGATACCAAGAGACCATGCAGAGCAAGGGTTTTTTGATGTGGACGAATAATATTTCAATATCGTCCATGATGACAGCCAGAAAGGAGGCGCATCGTATGACTAAGAAGCGAGGCAGGCCAGCAACTAAGCGGCAGCCACACACCATCTTTCGTATCGGACACATTCAGCTTGTCTGGATGCGTAAGCCCAAGAACTAGGGAGGAAACAGACACGTAATGGTTTCCCGAATAGCACGGCTCACGAGACGCCGTCGCCTTAACAAGCGGCGGCGTTTTTCTTTGCGGCGTACCAAGCCGTTTTCACACTCACGCAAATTCAGACTTGACAGTCCTGTATCTGTAAGAGTACCCACAGTGTGTATCCGAGGATATACACCCAACACCCAATAGGAGACAAATATGGATGTTGATAAACTACGACTAGCACTAACCGAAGACACCTCAAGCGCAATGCGTAAGGCACTGCGTCCACTTGCTCAAGATGTCCTTGAGAGATGTCTTCATACAGACCAGATCGAGTTGGCGTTCAATGCCTCACCAATCGTTGGCGATGGCTCAGATCAGTTGAAGGTTTCACCTACGCACTCTGGTCTTGTGATGTCGCTCGACATGACGTCGCTTGCACACATTGCAAGCTCGTATGAGTATAGTAGAGAGAAAGCAGAATCCGTTTGCGATCACATGCTCGACGCTATCCGTAAGCCACAGAGGCACGGATACACAACAGCTTCGTCCAAGAGCAAGACAGGGTTTATATTCGGTCGCTATCGCGATTGGAACGATGACGTTCTTCCTCTGCTACAAAAAGCAGCCAGAGAAAAGACGGGCATCTTCTCTTCCGATGCCAAGCTACCGAAGTGGCCTGCGGAAACCGCCAACGAGAACTTGTGCATCCTGTGGATGATCGAAGAAGCAGTTGGCAAATTGCCAGTGAGCTACGGCCTTTTCAAGCATGCGATTACTTCCATGCACTCGATGAATGAGACGCAAAGTAACGTCTTTGAGGCAGCCTTCATCATCTTCGAAGACGAGAGCGTCGAGAATAACTGGCGTGAGATCATAGAGAATCTCCCTATTGAGCGCAGACAAAAGCTGAGAGATGTTCGTGATCGTATGGTGGATCACTACAGTGACGCCGATGAAGAGCTGCCCACGGCAAAGCCTTCGGATGGTAGCATTGTCTTGCCAGAGGACACGACGATTGTTGACGCTGTGCTCTCGACCCAAGGCTTACCATCAATCAAGCGGATGGTTGATGCCATTAACACCGCCACAGCCAAGGTGACAAAGCTTGAGAGTGAGTTGGACATGACACGCAGAATGGCGAGTCAGGCAGCCACAGCCGTGTCTACCGTTGCTACGACCGAGGCGACTGGCGACATACCCGAAGGCTCTGTCGAGACGGTGAACGCCGCTGATCTGTTCGGTATCACAGGAGCAGCCAGAGATATGTTCAACTTCGATGTGCCGAAGTGGAAGTGGAACGGTGTTCATCCCCACGTACCGCAAGTCGATCCCGATTACATCTTTCGAGCAGAAGAACTGTTGCGTGTCTTGTTCGCCATCATGACGAACCAACGTGCGTACTTGTTCGGTCACTCTGGTACAGGCAAGACGACGCTCGTCGAGCAAGTCTGTGCGCTACTGCTGTGGCCGTGCATGAGGGTCAACTTCGACAGCGAGATTACTCGTATGGACTTGATCGGTCGTGACACACTGAACGTGAAGGACGGTGCAAGCGTATCGACATTCATCGACGGCATCCTACCACAGGCAATGTCTGGGCCATATGTGTTGCTATGCGACGAGATGGACAGCGTCAGACCAGACGTCGCCTATGTGATGCAACGTGCTCTCGAAGGCAACGGCCTGTTGTTGACAGAGGATGGTGGTCGCCTTGTGAAACCGCATCCAATGTTCCGCATGTTTGCCACGGGTAACACCCAAGGCCAAGGTGATGAGCATGGTATGTACCCATCGTGTCGGCCTCAGTCTCTTGCGCTGCTCGACCGTTTCACTGTGTGGTCTGAAGTCGATTACCTTGATGCGAACCAACGCAGCAAGTTGGTCAAGAAGAAAGTCCCGACGCTCGACCCCGAACACCACAAGATGGTGTGCCAGTATGTGACCGAGCATCTGGCTGCGTTCAAGTCTGCCAAGATACTGCAACCGATGTCACCTCGTGGCATGATTGCACTGGCGCAAGCAGTCGCAATCTTCGCAAGCATTACGACAGGCAAGGAGACCGAGAAAGCAATCAAGCGTGGCTTCGGCACAGTGGTTCTTGATCGTGCCTCATCCTCAGACAAAGCGGTTATCTCAGGTATCGTAGATCGTGTGGTGGCATCATGAAGTCACAAACATTCGAACATGAGATGACGCAGACAAGTTCTGTGTTCGGTCGTAAGTCTAGCCTTAACGTTGTGTTCAAGGGTGATGGTGCAGCAACGGATGGCGATAACGTTTATCTGCCGTCCATTGCACATGATCAGGAAGTGGACGCTGAGACACAGATGGTCATGCGTGGCTACGTGGATCACGAAGCTGGTCACAACAGACACAGCGACATGCCGCTGATCTTGAAGAAGTATGAGCAGTGGCACGAAGAGAACAAGCCTGTACTCAAGGGCTTGCACAATGCCATCGAAGACATGTGGCTGGAGAAACGGGTCATGCGTGAGTACGGTGGCTCGGAGAAGAACCTGTCTGCCGTTGCCAGTAAGTGTAACAACTCGTTCGTCGAGCAGAACAAAGACAATCCACTCACTCAGTCATGGGCAGCGGTCGGGCCGTTGGCTGTGACGTGGGAAGGTCGCCGCAATTACGAGGGTATCGAGGGCGTTGACGAGTGTCTCGATCTCATACCAGACGACTTGCGTAAGCGTGTCGAAGAGTGGGTCTCTCGCATCGATGACTGCAAGAACACCGCAGACTGCATCGATCTGGCAACCGAAATCTACACCAATGAAATCGAGCCAACGATGAAGAAGTCGCCCAAGCCAGACAAGGAGGGCGACATCAGAAAACGTACAGTGCCAGGGGAGGACGGAGAAGAGACCCAAGACGAGAGCTTTGGTGAGGGTGATGATCCAGACACAACCGAGGGGCAGCCGACATCAGGCGACGAGGAGACTGATGAGGGCGACGGCGAAGGCACTACAGGTGGTGACACCGAGGGCGAGGAGCAAGAGGGCGAAGGTTCGTCTGAGGGCGGTACTCAGGAAGAGGTAGACGAGGTGACGCCTTGGACTACTGATCTCAAGGGTGGTCTCGATGAGGCGCTCAAGGCAGCAGGGCTGACCGAGCATGACGGCAAGAAGTACAGACCTTACACCACACAATACGACATGGTGCATCACCGCAAGTTGGATCAGAGCATACCAGCCAACAGGAAGCTGAACGAAGGCAGCACCTCTATCTACAAGGCTGACCAACGGAAGCTTGGTGACACGGTGCTCGTGATGATGCGTAAGTTGTCTCGTGCATTCATGGCAAAGCAAGATCGATACTGGGAGGGCGGTCGTGAGTACGGTCGCTTGGACAGTCGCAGACTTGTCGCCGCTGTGAATGGTGCAGCCAATGTGTTCAAGACCAGAGACGAAGCGCAAGACATAGACACCGCAGTCATGATCATGGTGGACATGTCGGGCAGCATGGACAACGGTAGGATTATTGTTGCACGTCAGGTTGCGATTGCTCTTTGCAACTGCCTTGACCGCACGACGATAGCCTACGAGTTGCTCGGCTTTAGTACGGACGAATACGCCATTAAGTATGAGGAGAAAAACGAGGCTTGTCATGGTAAGTTCAGCCGTATCTCTCCGCTGAGACATTACATCTTCAAGTCTTTCGAAGAACCGCTGCGTGATGCGACAGGTGCGATTGGCACAATGGCAAAGCACAGGATGCATCACAACGTGGATGGCGAGAGTGTGTTGTTTGGTCACGAGCGATTGAAGAAGCGGCCAGAGAGTAGACGCATCATGCTCGTGTTGTCTGACGGTTATCCAGAGTTTGATGGCAGTGGCGCTGAGCATCGTAAGTCTCACCTCGCTGACGTGGTTGCTCACGTACAGAAGGAAGGCACTGAGCTGATCGGCATCGGCATTCAGTCGAGTGCAGTCGAGCAATTCTATGATCGCTACACGGTGGTGAAAAATTTGAGTGATCTTTCGAAGGGTGCGCTTGACCAACTGGCGAGGCTGTTGATCGACGACAAGTTCGATGTAACGAGCGACAGCTTGATCAAGGCACGGAAACTTGGGTGATCGCAAGAAATATACGGTGCGTATGTCTTGGATGCGTTTGCATCCCAGACGTGCGTGGCAGATGCGCTTCTGGTTGCGCGTCGGCAAACAAGTCAAGGCCAAGGGTGTACCGCACAAGGACTTGGTCAAAGTCAAATCAATCATAAAGGAAGTAGAGCATGGGTATCGCTGAGAAGATAAGTGTGCCGACACAGAAAGAAGAATGGTGGGCATGGCACAAGGAGAACCCTCACGTCTGGAGGTTGTTCGAGAAGTTCACATTCGAAGCCATAAAGGCAGGCCATGAGCAGCTTAGTGCATGGCTGATCGTTAATCAAATCAGGTGGGAGACCACCGTGAAGACGACGGGCGAGTTTAAAATCAAGAACGATTACATCGCATATTACGCTCGTCTGTTTATGGCAGTTCACCCTCAGTACGAGGGATTTTTCAAAACGAAGAGGATGAAAGATGAGTAATGCAGCAGACAAAATAGCCAAGCTACGCATGGCAGAGATGGGTGTTGGTTGGGAAGAAAAGCAACAGCCAGATGTGGGTGAGGTGCAGCCGATAGTGGATGCGCTCACGAAGAAAGACAACCTGACCGAAGAGTTGATCGGAAGCACGGCAGACGATGTGCGTGATGCCTTCGAGCAAGCAGCGATTGGGCGTGGCTTCAAGCTACGAAACACGTTCAGCTCGGACGACCTCAGACAGATGGTCGTCTGGCTGATGCGTATGCACTTCGTGAAGGGAGAAGAGTGATGAATGACAAAACTTTATACCTAATACGTGGGCTTACAGGAAGCGGTAAGACTACGTTGGCAGAGTTACTTGAGGAAGCTTACTCGAACGGAGACAGTGTAGCTGTTTTGGTGAGCGCAGACGATTACTTCATTAACATGCGCGGAGAATACAACTTCGATGCTAGTAGGCTCAAGAACGCACACGCCTACTGTCAAACGATGGTTCGTAGATACCTTAAACACGGGATCAAAGACGAAGAGTTTGGTGAGCCAATTAGTCTGACTGCGGTGATTGTTCACAACACATTCTCAACCAACTGGGAGATGCAATCCTACAAAGACATGGCGAAAGAGTTTGGTTGGTCGGTGTTTGTGATCGAGTGCCAGAATGATTTCGGTACGACGCATGACGTGCCAGACGAGGTGCGTGAGAGAATGTCGGAGAGATGGGAGAAGAATGACCAGACGTTCACGGACTGGATGGGTAAGCACATTCACAGGGAGCAAGCCAATGACTGAGACGTGTAACGACTGCGGCGACAGTGTCGCATGGGGCAGCGGCAAGTTTGTGAACCGCTTGCCTGCTGACGACGGTTGGATTTGTGCCGAGTGCATGGACGGAGTTTACGACTGTGACAGGTGTATGAAGCCAATCGGTTTTGATGAGGACATATGGCTGGCGAACAAGGAGCTACGCCTTTGTGAGGATTGTGCAACAGACGACGAGAAGGAGGAAGCAGAGGATGAATGAGCAATGGATACATGACTACCTAAAGGAGATGGCACGAAGAGGCGATCAATATGCTGAGAGACTAATGCAATCGATCATAGACGACGACCGTAGCGGAGTTCAGACGAGCGTCTACCACCACGTTGACTTGTGCCGAGAGTTCAAAACTGACGTTCATAAAACCATCCCTCTCGTGAGTAAGAAATTCTACGACCAACTGATTGGAATCATGACGACGTTGGATGTGTCTCAATTCAAAAGCCAAAAAGATTACGCCGAAACGGTCGAGGAGATCGGTCGGGAAATGTGGGAGCGCATAATGGACGAGGAGTACTTTGAAAATGAATAAACTTACAAGCGCAAAGCTAGAAAAGATACTGGACGAAGCATTCGTCAAGGTAATGGGCAAGCCTCCCTTGAAAGGGGAGGCGCTCAAGAAATTTTTAATTCGTGTAAACAAGGAAGACAAATGATGGACGTATTCGAGAATAAGATTTGGACACTCTTCAACGCTCTTGAGAAGGAGCAGAAGCTGAGTATTGTGGAGAGACTATGCAGTTCACTTGTAGAGGAAGGCGTGAGGGAAGGATTGCCAAAGAAGAAAGCCAAGGGTAGCCACCGATGGAAGTCGGCGTACTGGATGAAGAGCCTTGAGAGCTATGACCCGAAGGGGAAAGGCACTGACTGTATCGTTGGGCATTACTTTCGTGACATAAAGGAACAGCTTGGGAAGGGTGAAGAGTTTGTGGTCGGGACGAGGGCGCAACCGAAATTTTACTTTTTGTGTGCCAGAAAAGACGGCGAGACCGCAAGCGTGACCGATGGAAACAACAAGATACATGACATTGAGGACGCAGAAGTACTACATTTTGCCGAGAATTTTAAGGAGCTGCGCGATATTTTGAAGGCTCGATCAAAATAGTGTATTGACAGGGATACACTAAACGCCTATCTCTAGGGTGTATTTAGATGAATACAGAGAGGAGGTAAAATGGATAACCGTACCCGTATTAAAACTGCTTATAATGAGTACAATGGCTGGCGCAAAGAAAATTTTCTTTGCTACATATCTTTTAAGTGGTGGACAAAAAAATACTGCTGCGGATCGACCGTAGGTGCTATTGCTACAGCTAAACTTTCAAAGTTTAGATTCAAATCTAGATGCAAAAAAACCAACTCGAAAATTGTCAATGACTTGGCGTCTGTGAGTTGGGCATCGCAATTCAAAATTCAGTACTGTCATACCGCCCCACCCAAAAGTTTAATTTGCTTACTGTTTTAAACTTTATGAGGACACAATGACAGAACGAGAACGAAAACTCCCTATCGGTGAACGATCATGCGGATGCATGAGTACACCGTCTACAAATTTTTCAGAACGTAAAGGAGATTCGCGTCTTGGGTTGACCATAGGTTCTCGTGACGCAAACGTAATGAACAATTTGTTATACGGAGAACAAAATTATGACGAGTCAGTTAGATCGCATTGAAGCGAAACTTGACCATATTTTAATGCAACTTAATACACAGACGACAACACCGATGCCGAACAAAATAGCGTTAATTGAAGAAGCTCTTTCAAATGATGCTGGACACCTGTTCCAAAACTGGACGGTCAAACAGCATTGTGTTTTGCAAATGATACTGAGGGGCGCAAGCAATGAAGACATTGCCAAGCGGATGAAGGTCACGGTGAACACAGCCAAGGTGCATGTGCGTACATTGTTTAGGAAGCTAGACGTGAACACACGCGCCGAGTGTGTGAGTAAGTGTTTGATTGCATTTCGGGAAGTGAGTGACGATCAGTATATGTTGATGACGAGAGGTCTGCCCAAGGATTGGGACGAAACATACTCTGAGCCTGACCCTCACGATTTATTAATTCACGGAGCAACTAATGCCGCTTAAACTAAAACTACGGAATGGTGTGTGGCAAGCCGTTGGGACTGTTGTCTGTAAGGACGGTCGCAAGGTGTTTGTGCGTAAGAGCACAGGCCACACGTTCCACGAGAAGACGTGGGCAACTAAGAAGTTGTCTGACATTCTCTTGGAGACCGTGCAAAGTGAAGCAAAACGGGAAGATACCACCACCAAGGTGGTGTCTGACTGCATCCGTCTGTTCTTGAAAAGGCCAGATGGTGTGGGGAAGACTGATGAGATGACGCTTGATCGGTTTGAACGTGTGTTCGGACGTAAGGAATTGAGCAAGTTGACCAGTCTTGAGGTGAATGATTACCTGACAGGAAAGGGAAACAAAGCCAGTAGTGTGCGTCGGGAGATGTCAACAATCTCTGCGTGTTTCGGATACGCACGACGCATGGGGATGGATGTGCCAGACATTACGTTGGTCAAGCCAAGTGAAGGAGACGGACGATGTCGATGGTTGGATGTAGATCAGCGTGACCAGTTGATCGATGCCATGCCAGACGTGAACAGTCGTGACGTGCTGAAGTTCTTGTTCTTTACTGGGGCGAGGTTGGGGGAGTGCTTTAACTTGAGACGAGAAGATGTCTTGAGTGGTGAGGTGTTGCTGCGAACTCGCAAAGGTAAGGCCAAGAAGTTGAGGACAAGGCGTGTGCCGCTTCATGCTGAGATCAAAGCGATGGTTGAGGCGAGGGCGGTAGCTACGAACAATTTCGTCTTCAAGTACAACAAGCGTAATACGCGCAGAGGTTCGTCTTCCTACAGTTTGGAGCGTTGGGAGCGTGATGGTTTCTATGACTACTTCAACGTTGCCAAGGACAAGATTGGGCTAGACGATTTTGTTCCGCATGATTGTCGGCACACGTTTGCCTCGCATTTGGTGCAAGCTGGCGCAAGCTTGAAGGCGGTGGCTGAGTTGTTGGGACATACAAGTCTGGCGATGGTCATGCGTTACGCGCATCTTGCGCCTTCACACTTGGATGACACCGTAAGTTTGTTGGGTGTCAAAGAGGTGTCTGATTGCACAAATACTACACACGAAGAAGGGGTGGTGCTGCCTGAGAGAATTGAACTCTCGGCCTCTTCCTTACCAAGGAAGCGCTCTACCACTGAGCTAAGGCAGCTTAATCAAACAATAATTTCAGACGGCATTGATTCTCCGAATGCTAATATAGACGTAAGCAACGCCGTTGACAGTGAAAAATGCGATGCCCTTACCAAGGGTAAAAGCACACACCCAAAGAGCTATAAGCCAGATAAGTAGTAAGTATTTGAAGCCTTTAGGGTTATTGTCAAGTATGGCAACTGACAACTTGAGGTGCATGAAATCGTGTGTAATTGCACACTACACTACCGAATGCAGGCATATGGATATATACAGTCATAGACAATAATAAACTTGATAACACACGAAAGGTGTGCAAGATATAAGTTTATTCTGCATGACATTTGTCAACAGGGAAACAAGATTATGAATACACTCGAAGAATTTTACGAGCAGATCGAGTCAACGATTACTGAAAATTTCGATAAGCAAAGCGAAGACATACAAAACAAATCATCGGATGCAGTAGTAGAGTTATTAACGATAATAGATAAGCAGCGCAGTAAGGCGAGAGGGAATTTACATGACTGAAAAAAAAGAGGCAGAGAAGCCGCAAGCTGTTGAAGTGGGTAAGTTATTCGCCATTTTGCAAGCTGGAAACTTAATGAATGTTGAGATTGAGTTTAACGGAAACTTAACGGGGGCAGACACTGCCGCTACTGTTTTGTCTCGTCTGAGTTATTCTCTGCACGACGTTCAGTGGTCAACAAGAAATGTCATGAGGGTTGCAAATAGAGATGCACAGACTAAAGCCGATGGAAATAAAGACGGGGATACTGATGATTCGTCTGCTGAGCCAGAACCCACAGGAGATGACGCAGCGTAGACTTTCGGATGACTTGGGTGTCAGTCAATCTTGTGTTAGCGAATACATCCGAAAACTAAAACATGTAGGCGTGGTCGGGAAAGACGGAAGTAAGTGGATACTCGGACGTAACTACAGAAAATATTTAAAACATTGGGGCATAGAAGAGCAGGGTTAATCACCCTGCTTTTTTTTCGCCATTCTCTTTGCGATCTTTCCGTCTCTCGTCATGATGACAAGCTTGCCGTTGTCGTCGTAGACAATGTACTTGTTGTTACGTTGAATGAGTAACACATCACCAACGCCCCTGATGCTGTCCCCAAAGATAGAAGAAGAGGAAGAGTAGGCCACCGCTGACAGCGAATATAATACTGCCGATTATGAAGTTGATTATGGCGTCCATCTGTTGCTGCTTCTTGTACAACTCGTCTGATCGTCGCTTGCGTATCATTGCCTCAGTGGCGACCAGTTCATTCCATCCGCTTCTGCCGTAATGCCAAGTGATCAGTTCGCGGAGTTCCTCCCTCATGGCTTCCATCTTTTTCTTCTGGGCAAAAATTTCTAACGCCGTCTCCTCGTCTGATCCCTTAAAAGTTTTCTTCCACCAGGGAGGGTTCGTCACCTCGCGCTTCTCAATGTTAGAGAAGTCGCTGATTGCTTTGCCCCATTGCCCCAGTTGTGACGCGCAATCGGTGAGATCGCGGCCTGCCGAGACGGTTGCCTTGATCGCCTTAAATGCACCTGTCGCCAAACCAACACAAGAAATTGGGTCAATCATTTCTACCTCGTCTGATCGTCACCCGTCAGGGTGTAAGATCATCTCCTCATCCTCTAACGTTTCTAGGATGAACCGCTGCTTTAGAAGTTCGATCCCTGCGATTGTTGCGTGAACGTCGTCGTGACAGCCAGAAGTAGTGAACGAGCCAGTAGAGTTGCCTGATGATGATAGGTAACAGACAGCGAAAGACTTTATGTCGCCGTCTCTTGCAGACTTGAGTAAGTTCTCAGCCGCTTGAATAACTTCTTCTTTATCGTACACATCAGTACCTATTATCCGAGCTGCAACTTTGTCATCAGGGTTTTCATTTATCTGCACTATCCGTAGGTTTGCTGTCATCTGGTTCGTCCTCCTCGACGTATCCTTCACACCTTAGATAATAGCGATAGAAGAATAGGAGGTCGTCCAGTCTGAGCAGACATAATGACTGACCAGTAGGCATTCTGTTCTTACGGTTAATGACGATAGGGATGTCTGGGCTTTTTGTCTTGTCGATGTTTTTTTCTGCTTGGCGCATTGCGTCGTGGAAGTTCAGACGTTCGACACGCTTGGCTTCGATGAACAGGTTGGGTACGCCCATTAGGTCAGCGCCGCCAGACAATACTCCAATCGCGCCGCCGCCAGATAGCGGCGCACGTAACGCAGTGGTAAGGCCAGTAAGGGAGTTGATGTACGCAGCGAGTTCGCGTTCGTAGTTGTCGCCTTTAGTTTTTTGCTTACTCATCTGAGTAGCCTCTCGCCTTACGGCAAGACGTGCAATAAAACCACATGCGAGGACGGCTTTCGTCTGAGCCACAATCAAGACACGGGCGTTGCCAAAAAGTAACGTTAGATTTTCGTCTGACTTGATACTTAGCGCCGTCGAAATCCTGTAGTCCTTCACGTACCAGTATGCGCTTTAGTGTATCGACGCAGCATCCGAGACGTTTAGCCATAGCTGGATAGGTCTCGTCTTCGTGAACGTCACGAAGCCAAGCTATATCGTCTTCGCTTAGTTTGATGCGGCTCATAATTTTCATTTAAGCAGCCATCAAAAAGGTGTCAACAATAAACTTTAGGTGTTGACTTATCGGTCACGAACCAGTACAACGCAAGAGCGTTTGAGCGATTGATGTTGTTTCGGCAAGAGCCGAAAACAACAGAGAGAACGAAAACACTTAAGCGATTATTAGGCGTTGTACTGTTTTGAATACCGCAGAAGAAAACAGAAAAAAATATCCAAAAATTGCAGAATGGGTTGACGAAGTTCGGGTGTATTTTCCGAAAGCGAAAGTGAAGGCTATTCGCCTTCACGCTAATCCAACTCAAGCCACTCCCGAAGCTGACGATTAGGTCGCTGTAGTATTCGACTGATCTCTTCTATGTCTTTTCCTTCGAGCGCCATACTCTTGGCTCTCTGCTTTGTAGACTGTGAGCTGACCACGCAACGCTCGTCTGTTCGATTGTTCTGAGCGAAGCCAATCCATTGCACACGATCATGTGCTTCTGACCACTCTCGCACCTTGCCATAGCGCACTTCCATCACCATATATAAAGAGAAGTCTGGTGCTAACTTTGCACTCAAAGAAGGCCAGACGGGACGCTCGTAACTATCGTCGTGGATCGCAGCATTTTGACGTGCAGTATCCTCGTCTTGATAAACTTGCGTGACCCTTATCTGAGTTTCCAAAACAGTTAACTGATTGGTGCTACCAGCTTCACGACCAACCCCACTATCACTTGGCTTGTTTGAGTGGTGAACAAGGATCACAGCGTAGCCTGCATTACGCAAACGCACGGCAAGTTGGTTCACCTTTGCCCACTCGTCTGCCGAGTTTTCCATTAAGCCTGGGTAAGCTGTTCGAAGTGTATCGACGACGACGACGTCTGGCTTAACTGAATCAACCCATCCCTGTAACTCGACCAGACCTTCCTTCGTGCGGAGGTTCATTTCATGGTTGTCTACGAACGGCGTCCAGATTTGTAGCCTATCGTGAGCATCACCATGTACCTGACGCATCTCAAGCAGACGACGTGCTATTGTAGACATGCCCATCTCGAAGTCGAGGTAGAGAACCTTGGATGGTTTCATGATCTCAAACGGCCCGAAATATTTCTTGCCTGCCGCCAGTGCAGCCATTGCGTTCTGTACGAACATCGACTTACCGTGACCAGAGTAACCGTAGACTTGAGTGATTGATGCTGGAGGCAGCCAAGGTTCGATAAGGTATTGTCTTGCCGAGCTTTTTTCTATCATCTCTTCTGCGTCAGACATCATGATTAGCTTCCGAGCACGGCCTTCCCCGTTCAGTTCTCGCTGCTCTTCCTCGATTTTTTTCTTGTGAATATACTCGCCGTCGTCTGAGAATCTTTCTGGATGATTACGCTTTTCGCTCTGCTCCATGCTTCGACAGGTTGCCTCAAACTCAGCCTCTGGAAGCTGCTCTTCGAAGAACTCATTCATGAAAGCGTAGCCACGAACACGCAACTCTGGGCCGAAATTTCCTTCCATAATTTGTTCGCTGATGTACTTCATCACGCGCTCGTTACGTCCGTTCCCAACACCAGTAGGTATCTTTAATGTGTTCGGATATGTCTCTCGCACGTACTTAGCTGTGCGATCCCATTCACTAATAAACTCGTCAGGGTTACGTGCAACCACGTCACTTAAATCGAGATCAGAAAACGAGAACCCTTCGCCTTCAGACTTAATCTTTGGCGACCAGTCTTGCCAGACAGGGAACTCATCGGGATCAAGATCGAACCCCTGTGGAATGTCCCAACTGTAGTTGTTTGATGGAGGGCAGAGAGCGTATGATCCATCCCCCCGAAAGTCTAGTCCGTTTATGCGAGGCCAGTCTGCACCACGGCTGTTTACGCCTGCCCTTGGGCCACGACGAACACCGTCTTTTGGATGCTGAAAGTACAGGTGATGACCGCGTTTTGTCTTGACTCTAAACGTGCTCTTCATGCCAGCGTCGAACGCTGCGTGAAGGGCTTCCTCATTATCACAATCGACGACAACCACGCCCGACAAAGTGCCAGTGATTAACGCAATCGGATCGTCTGGGAAATCTGACCACCACTGCTCCACTTCCTCATAGGTCGGCAGGGTGTCCTGATACTGTTTCCATTTTATTCTTGGTCGCTTGGTGTCGGGCTTGCATGGTATGATTGACCACCCAAGATCAAGCAGTTCAAGAGCTGCCTCCATGTTTGTCTTCATTGATTGTCTCCTCAAAATATTGGTCTAGCTCGATCTCTGGATGAGCTGTTTTAATTTTCTCTAGTACAGTTGTGCGAATATGACCTCTTCGTATCCACGCATATGGCGCTGTCCTCACCACGCCCACTGCATTCGCAACTGCGGCTGCTCCACCCAAATCATGAACCAGCCGACTGATATTTAAGTTCTTCATATTTTTTTCCTTGCAATGGTGTACCTTCTAGGATACATACAAAAGGTGTCAACTGTAGTCAATGTGTTTGTCTACAAGGAATGAAGGAGACAATATGAAATTCAAACCAAGTAACACGGGCGCGTTGATGAGCGACGGCCCAAGCAAGACAATG